TAAATTCTTCTATTGTTATACCATCTTTTGTGACATTTACAGAAATATCTTCTCCAAATACTCTATTCATAAGCTCATCATCAAAACTATCCATTATATCGAATAGTCTTAGATTAACTTTGTTCTGTTCTTCAGTGCTCATAAATGTAGCAGTCACATCTGGAGCTCTATGAGAAGAGTAGAAACCTTTCTTGTTATTAACAGAAAACTGCAATACAGTCTGTTCCCAATAAATAGATTGAACCGATGGGAATTCTTCAAAAAATGCCTTAAGAGATTCTACCAAAAAAGTTTCGGTAGCAATTTGTAACTCATTATTTAAATAAGTTATCCTATCTTTAAATTGTTGCTTTGTCATGGTTTATAATTTTATTTAATAAAATATAAACAATAGCCAATGATTTTCCAAATGATTTTAAAGCATATCTTTTCCAGTTCCCTTTTTAATTAATTCAATCGCATCTCTTGGAATTGCTTGATGAGTGTAAATCCACACTCCGTTATCTGTGTTTGGGTCAAGAAACCATTTAACCCCATTAAGTTTCTTTGTATCAATCCTCCAAACATCATCATCCCATGTTGAGTCAAACCAGTCAACTTTGTTATCTGAATTTGTTGCAAATACTGCATCACCTTCAATATCTGTATCAGAAAGCCACTGAAAGCCTCTATATGGAACAATGCCATTTTTTTCTATTCTCTTTCTGTTTGCTATAGCTGAAGCGTGATAAAGATATCTGTTTAATTTAATTTTACCTTCATTTAAACCATCTACATTAGATTCTTTCACCTGCTTAAACAAGCATCTATGAAATACATCATAACCAAGAGTGGGAGCAAGTTTCTTTATAGGATTATCCTCAATTACAAGATTAACCTTAAGAGGTTCCTTACGAACCAATGCAGCAAACAATCTATGATGTCCATCTTCAACAAAAAACTTTCCCTTCTCAAAAGAAACATCAATAGGCTCTTCAAGACTAATCTTTTTTGCATAATCTAATTTAGATAATCCACTTCTTTCTTGTTCATGTTTAACATTTTCCCAATCTATTTTCCACTTTATTTTAAGTTGCTTAGGTTGAAGAGTCTTGATGCTATCTTCTGTAAATCCAAAAGCTGCCATATCCAATATATCAGTTGGCAACCCTCCACTTCTTAGTAGCTGCTCATCAGTTTCAAATTTATTAACAAAGTCAACTATCTCTTGAGTTACATTAATAACAGGACAAAAAAGCTCTTTTGACAAACCTTCTTCAATAACCTCTCTTATGTACTTTCTTAAATTCATTAACTATTCAATTTAAATAAACATACACCAACAGCCTTCATGTCTGCAGGCAATTTATCAAATGCATTTTTAAATGTGCTACCAGATGTAATAAAATCATCCATAACACATACAACATTTGTTCCTGTTAGGTCAACATCCAAGTGAAACAAATCACTTATTTTATCTCTGTCTGCTATTTGCAAAGACCTCATTTTGAATGATGGGTCCAATTTCTTAAACCCATTCTTAATAAATGGTTTATCTATAACACTGGCCATCTCTTCAGTAACAGGACTTGTTGTTTCTACAGACACAATAACTTCTGAGCTACTCAATTCAGGTATAGAATTAAATCTCATTTGAAATTCTTGTAAAAACATTTTATATGCCTTGTGGTCAAGTTTTAACTCTTCTGATTTACGTTTAATAGCAAGTATTGATTCTCTGTTGTTGTAGTAATCAACATTTCCGAATAAAACATATACTGGTCTTCCTGAAATTTCAATTACTTGAATTTTGTCATAAGGCTCAGTAATTTCTAATGTATTATTTGTTACATTAAAATTCTCATTAATAATTTGTCTTATATACTTTCTTAAAGAGTCCATTTTATTCCTGGTATATTCATTATTTCGTTTCCTGCCTTACTAAATAATTCAGGAAAATTATTATATTTCAAAGTCTCCCAGTGAATAGGAGTTTTATTATTATTTAATGTAACTGCATGTGCTTGTCTACCATTAAAATTAATCATTCTACTTAATGAAGCTGCAGTTTTCCAATCTACCTTTAAAGCTTTTAATTGACCATTATCATTTATAATTCTAAAAATATTAGAATCAAGAACAACCATTCTTGCGGATTTGCCTGGCGTATTATCAACCTTTGTTCTACCTAATTCCATAAGAGAAATTATATGACAAGCATATAAATTTTGTAAACCATTATCTTCTTTCCCTTTAATTAAAACGATGCCTCCATAAGTCCACAAATTTGTATCATTTGATTCTTCAATCACTTCAGACTCTTTATATAATTTATCATAATCTCTATCAGTTAATCCAAAATCAATTAAAACTAATTCTTCGCCACCATCTCTCTTAACAACTCCATAAGATGAAATTTGCCCTAAATCTCCAGCTAATGCATCTGTTCCATCCATAAATTCTCTAAGAGAATCTACAAATGAATCATTATATAATCTATCAAGTAAAGGTTTTTGTAAAAAATATTTTGCCTTTCTGCCATTGTTTTCATCTTGATGATTTATTAAGTATTTTGCAACATCTTCTAAATTAAATGTAGTTAGCATTCTAAATTCAGACTTATTAATAGGTCTTGCAAGCTCCATTTCTACCCACAAACCATCTGGATGTGAATCAAAAACTTGAGCAAGAATATTAGAGAAATATGTATGATTTCCTCTATCTATTTCTGTATCATTTTGAGTTATACCCTTAGCGTTCTTAGCAAGTTTCAAGACCTTGTTGTCATCAATTTGATAAACTATTCTTGAAGACCCTGAACCAAGTCTTTTTAAATTAGCATTGCAATAAGCAACTCTTTCTTTAAATGTCTTAAGAGACTTAAAATGTTCCATATCGAATGAAGAAGGATAATCTTCTTGAATATTTTCTTCTATTTGTTGACTTTCTATTGCACGTTCATAATAATCAATTAATCCATTCTCTGTTGCAAAATACATTATATTCTCAGGCGCAAAATTAACCGTTTCTCTACCTTTAATTTCAATACCATCATAGCCAAGTTTAAGCATTTCTTTTGATATAGAAGTATTTTGTGCAAACTCTCTTGAGTTCTTATAGTTCTTAAAAATCAAATTTTGTTGAATCCATATTTCTGCAAGATTTGTATCTCTGAAAACCATAGGATTTTTTGGTTTGCCATTAACTACAAAATAAAGTTTTCCATATTGTTTTGCCATCTTCATATTACTAAGCGGCGCCATATACAAACCTTCTCCGAATCTTGCACCTGAACCATTTTCAGTATCTAATGTACCATCAGAAGATATTCCTCTAACCATTACATTTTTTCTCTTCCATTTTCTATAATCATCAAGACTATTAGAAAATGCTTCTTGGACCATTCTTCTTGCTTCGGCAAGTTGAGCATCTCTTGATAACACTTCTTTTTCTCTATTAATACTCTGTTGATTTTTCTTATCAAGATTATCCATTTCCTTATGCCAATAAGCAGAAACTCTTGCTACAAGCTTTTTCTTAACTGAATCTGGCATTATTCTCCAACCATCAAAATGTATCATAAAATCCTTAACGACTTCAGCAAGAGGCTTCATCGTATAATGAAAATAATCAACTCCATCTGGAGAAGTTGCGAAGTCACCCTTTGTAAATCTTGTTTCATTTACAGCCTGAGTAAACCTTGCCCAAATTTCATGTTGAAGCTTCAAATATTCTTGATGTTTTTTCTTGTTTAATTCAGGGTTTGCATACACCGCCTGTCTTCCGTTGGCCATTGTATGTTTCTTATTATATGCTTTAGTTTTTCTTGCTTGAAATAATTTTGAATTACTTCTATAGTCATCATAAGCATGTTGTATCTCATGTTCTAATGTAGAATGAAATGCATACCACATTGTAAAATATGCATCTCTATAATCATGCTCTTTTTCCTTAGAATAATCTTCAGTTAATTTATTATAAAAGTCACTATTTGGAAATAAAACAATTTCTCTTATTTTATCATTATCATATTCAGGCTCTTTGATATGTGTATAATGTCCTAAAACTCCACTATCTCTTGTAGCTCTTGATACCTTAACATATATTTTTGTGTTAACTAAAAAATCTGAAAGTACTTGGAATTTTTTCGGATTTTCCTGGTACACTTCAAGGAGTCTTACAGGCATTACATAATCAATATATTGATTACTCTTTACCTGCCTTACAAATGCATCTAAGTTTACCTTTGCAAGATAAATAAGAGTTTCGTTAGCTAAATCTTTAATCTCTTTCACAGAATTATAATCTTCTGCAAGAACTTCTTCATTCACTGATTTAGATTCAAAGAATTCTCTAACAAGTTTTCTAACCTCATCCAAAGGTTCCATTTCATCTGACTTTGTGTGATTAATAACTTTTACAACTCTATCACTAAAAGCAACATATACATTACCTTCAAGCCAAGCTGTTTGACCAATTACACCATTAACATTACAAAAATTGTAAAGAAATTCTGATGCCTCTTTTTTACCTCCAAGAATAGCCTCTAAATATTGATAAAGACTATCCATTGTCCATAGACCATACTCTTGAATTTCATTTTGAAATTGCTCAGCGCTATCTTCATGTTTAGTTTTAATTAATGCATTATAAACATCTTGTGCAAGACTTTCTGAAATTTCTGAATCCCATTCATAAAATGAATCTAAACCTATCAATTTAACTTCATAGATATTAAAACCAGCATCTTTAAGTTTTCCTATAGATAATTCCTTGGCATATTTTAAGGCTGTACTTGGACTATCTGTAAAATAAAATCCCCAACCAAATTTAGAACGAGAATCTCCACTGCCAACTTTTGATAAATCAAAATGGTCAAATTCATAAGGAGAGCCGTGATAAAAATTTTCTAAAATCATAGTTAAAGATAAATAGTTCCAAAAAAGGAAAAAGGATAGCTAAAAAGCCATCCTTCTTCAATTTAAGATTATTTTTTTAACAATTCAAGTTTACCCTTCATAAACTGTTTTAGACTTGTCTCCTTGCCTGTTTCATGGTCAATAACCCTATCATCTTTCTGACGGTAAGTTCGCTTCTTATCAGACCTCTCTCCACTTCCAATTTGAGAATTTCTTTCCTCAGAGGATTCTTCTTCATATCCAGTCCTATAAAAATTATTTACCCTCTTAGTTATTTCCTCTAATGCTTCTTCCTTATTTTTATGTTGGTGCCTTCCATCTCTAACAACCTTAATGCCAGTTGAAATGTGGGTAATTACAACACAAGAATCTGTAGTATTTTTATGTTGACCACCATTTCCTGTTCCACGTGTTGTTTCAATTTTAAGTTCTTCTGGCCTAATAACAATATTTTCATATTGTTTATTTTCCAATACAGCAACTGTTATTGTTGATGTATGAACTCTTCCCTTACGTTCTGTTGGAGGTATTCTTTGCCATCTATGGCCACCAGCCTCATTTTTAAAATAATCTTCTACTCCATCTCCAGTTAGTCAGATAGATACAAGACCTTCTTTTCAGTGTTCGTTAGACACAATGAAGTTATTATTTTTGGCTGCTTTGATATACATTGCAGCCATGTCCTTTACAAGGAGTTTTGAATCTTCACCGCCTTCAGCGCTTCTGATTTCTAATACGATTTTTTCCATAACTGTTTTATTTATTATTTGTAAATATACTACTTTTTTCTAATACTTCAAAAATATTATCACAATATTTTATTCTAATAAGTTCAATTTGTTTATCTTTACAATATTCATTTTTAATTTTATCTCGCTTTTGGATATCTTTAAAAGCCTTTTCTCCTCCCCATTTTTCTATAACTTCAAAATGCTGTCTCCCATCAAATTCAATACAGATATTTTTATCTGGTAAATAAAAATCGAAAGAAAGTTTATTCATGTTTTTACAATCTGAAAAGGAATATTGACTTTCATAAGTGATTTTATTTTTAATTAAAAAATTTCGTACTTCTCTTTCACCTTTTGATTCTTTACAAATTGGACAACCATTTCCCTGTAAGTGATATTTTGGTTTTTGAAAAAAACTACCATGTATTTTACATCTTATTTCTATTTTAGTATGTTGATTTACATACTGAGAACAGTATGTAAATCTATCTCCATGAATTTTTAAAGCTTTATCAATAAAAATATTATTGTTATGTAAATGAGAACTTGAACTTGCTAATCTTCCACAAGCAGGACATCCTTTTCCGCTTAAGTGGTCATGTGGACTTTGCAAAAAAGAGTCGTGTAATGGACATTTAATTATAACTTTAGATTCATTATTTATGTATTCTGCTTTAGAATAATCATATTTTTCACCATGAATTTCAACAACCTTTTCAATGAAATATTTTGTATTTAACTTTCCTGTTCCAGAACAAATTGAACAGCCTTTTGTATTAATATGGTCATGATAGCGCTGTAAGAATTCTCCATGCTCTGGACAAATAATAGTAATTTTTTGTAAAGAATTTATATATTTTACTTTCGAATAATCATACTTATTTCCATGAACTTCTTTACATTTAAAAACTATTTCTGAAGTTGTTAATTTTTTTGCCATTTTTATTTATAAATATAACAAAAAAAACAAAAACGACCATTCACAGCCCTTATTTCAAATGTAAATTTATTAAAATAACATATTTATATCTATGAATATACAACTTCGAAAATTAATTAGAGAAACAATTGAATATATTGGTCAAATTAATCAACCAGAGTATTATTTAGATGATTTTTACGCAATAGATTACAATAGTGATGTAGATGAGAGTTCAGCAATACAATTTATTCAATCTATAATAAATCAAGTTAATAATTTCACATTTCCACTCATTGTTTATAGAGGAATTAACACTAAATCTCCAAACGAAAGAGGTTACGAAAACTCTTCATGGTCATTAGATAAAAAAGTAGCTCAAGGCTTTGGAGATAAATTATTAATTGGTATTATACCAAATAAAAACATTATAGATTTAGAACAGACTATAAGAACAAGAGTAATGAATCCAGGAGAAAATGAAATTTATGTGCCTAATTCTGAAGGCGTAATAATACAATAATTAATTATTCTGCGGCACGAAGTTCAATTACAATTGTTTTTTTCATAGCTGTTTTATTTTTTATAAATATACAACTTTTTATTCATGAAAAACAAATTATTTAAAAATTTTTTCTAAAATTTCTGTTTCCTTAACCACTCTATCCCAATGAACCTTTTTAAGTTTCTTTCCCCACGCAGTATTAAATTCGATATCTTCAATAAATTTTTTTTGAGCTGGAATAAAATCTTCAAAACTTTTTCCAAATTCTTGAGATAATCCAAATACGCTTTGATGAATCCAATTATACATCATTACTTGCACAATATCCGCATCTCTAATAATCTCTTGATAAATATTTAAATCTTTCTTATCAATTACATAAGGATATTGAGTAGCATCCAATATCTCAGAAATAAATTTAAAATCTGCATCGACTTTTTCTTCTTTCAAAAATGTTTCTACTCCCTTTTTCGCTTCTTTGATATTTTTATCATCAGTAGTCTTACCTGCAGAATGATTAAAGTCATGAAAAATAGCTGCAATAAGCATTTCTTTCATCATCTTATCTTCTGTAGTTGTTTCTTCACTAACACCATCATATACAGCCTTTGTAACAGTTAAAAGATGATTAAGATTATGATATGGAGCGCTGTTTGATTTATTATTTTTTATAATAAATTTAAAAGCTTTCTTCAAATAATCAAATTTATTAATTATCTCAATAGTTGATAAATCTTGTTTAGATGTAAATTTATTTTCAACCAATCCAGCAAGAATTGCCATCTTATTTTTTTCGTTTTCCATATTCATTTATACGATTTTAAATGTGAATAGTTACAAATAAAAAACCCCCAGGTGTTACCTGAGGGCTTTCAATTTTAAAAACTTGAGATTACGGTTTTTAGTCCCGAACTTTGGTGGGATTATGTATTCCCCATTAGTCTTTATCCAGGTATCTTGCGATACCTATTCGGTAGTCCTGATGAGCTAACGGCCATCACTCTTATCAATTGCTTCTATTCTGCAGATACTTCTCCTATACGATGATGCCGCACCATATAAAACTTTCACTACAATCCGCCAAACTTTGTGAGTCTAAACGTTCCTAATTCAATCTTTCGAATGTTAGGATATGAAGAACCTTTCGAAGACAATCGTGTACGGGGTTTTTACTTTGTGTTATTTTAAACATAAATAGTAGCCTTCCAAGGGCAACTTTCCATCTTTCGATAAAAAGGGTTTCATAATGCTCGCTAAGAGACGTACCCGTACAGGGTTGGCTCGGTTCCTTTTGAGAACGGAATACCACTACGCCTCTCTGTAGATGCTGACCGCATCCCACTAATTAATTTTATACTCTCCATTTGCATCATCCCGTCAAAGATAGCCTTAAATGGTGACGTAAGTATAAAACCTTTTTGACTTATAGCACTTGCCTTGCCTGACTTGCACAATAAATCTCGACTTTCTTATTTAGATATCCCTATCCTCAACACCACGTCATTATACATGATGTATTTCTCTCATCCATTAAGACATTGAGAAATATACTTATCTTTTGCTTGGTTGTCCTATCCAATGTATTACTACACTGACAAGGCGGAAGTTTGCAAACTCCCCTTTATTCACCATTACTGGGTTTATCTTTCCCCAGATAATTCCTCTTTCGAGAAACTATCTGTTGAGCCACCTTACGATGACTCAGGACATTGTATAACCTTTCGACTATACCAGGCCCCATGCGACCTGAATTTTTTTCAATATTTTAAAGAACGTTTCGTTTAATTTTCTTTTGCAAATATATGATGACTTTCATCCAAATGCAAATTTATTTTTGTTTTTTTTCTATTTTTTTTATAACTAACTGTAAATCAAATAGAAAAAATAATAACGTCTGGTAATGGAGGACAACTCATTTCACTTATCCACATTTTTGCGAACATGGTGCTACTTTACTCTGTCCTTTATTCACTACCAATATTTTAAAGAACTTATTAAAAAAAAGCCACAAGTAAAGCGTAGTGCAAGCGTCTCATGGACTCCTACTTTTTTCGATACTGATTTTGCATGTCCATCCTTCCTATTTTGTCTGCGCTATTTAAGGACCACCAAAGGCGATTGAACACGTAGCTTTTTAAATTTGCCTCCCAGGAGGGGTTCGAAAATTTATTTTATATTTATATATAAATTATTTATGAAATTACTTTACACAGAACAACAGTTTATACAAGCAAGAGGAAAAGAAGAATTACCTTTAAAATGCTATTGTTGTTCAAAAACTTTTTATCTATCAAAAAAAAGAATTAAAGATTGTCTTAATCCTAAAGAAAATAGACAAGGAAAATATTGTTCTCCAAAATGTCAATCCGATTCTACAATCAAATATTCAATTTTAAATTGTTTAGTGTGCAAAAAAGAATTTAAAAAAACGCAATCTGAAATTAAAAAAACTGTATCAGGTAATCATTTTTGCTCTAAATCTTGCTCAGCAACTTATAATAATACTCATAAGACAACTGGCACAAGACGCTCAAAACTGGAAAAATATCTTGAAGAACAACTTATCACTCTTTATCCAAATCTATCTATTGATTTCAACAAAAAAGATACAATCAATTCTGAACTTGACATTTATATTCCATCGCTAAAACTTGCATTTGAACTAAATGGTATATATCATTATGAGCCAATTCATGGCCAATGTAAATTAAGTCAAACACAAAATAATGACCAACGCAAATTTCAAGCTTGTGCAGAAAATGGTATTTCACTATGTATTATAGATACCTCTAAGCAAAAGTACTTTAAAGAAAGTACCAGCCAAGAATTTCTAAATATCATAATTAATATCATAAATAATAAATCAAAGAACTAAGCTCTCCTGACAGGACTCGAACCTGCAACCTCTGATGTTAGGGCACCAGCCGTCTACCAGTTGAAATACAGGAGAATAATTTTAAACCTCCGAGGTTAGGCGCCCCAGCATTCTGCCAGTTGGAACTACAAGGAGAGATTATTTAAGAACGCTACAAAAAGAAGACTAAACGTAGGATTCGAGTCATGAACTCCCTACCTACATTTCTTCATGATTAACAATCATTACTCCCGTATTAGTTATTTTTCGGTAGTTTAGTCATCTGCATGCAGTTATCAATCTATACGTTTTTTTTTAAAAAAGGTTTCAAAAAAATTAATTTTTATTCATCCCAATTTTTAGGGTCCATATCATCAAGCTTTTTATCGCCCCAATTTAAGTCATTCTTAAATCCTTCTGTTTCTGACTTATTACTTGGTTTTGTTGATGGGTCGAGAAGTGAAAGAAATTTTGAATTTATATCTAATCTGTCATTGCCAAATCTTACTGAAATTTTATTACCATCTCTATTTACAACAAATCCATTTACACCAAAATAATTTTCAAGACCTCTTTGTTCATATTTTGGAATAAGCAATTCATCTAATTTAACCCAATCTCCACGAACAATTTTAGAATTTTCAGTTATTCTAACTTGCTGAACTCTTTCTCTATACCAATTTAAAAACCATTCTAACATAATTATTTTTCTTTGTTCAGTTAGTGGCCCAAGAGCAGGAAATTCTTTTGCAGTTTCTTCTCTGTTCCACACAGGCCCAGTTAACATTGTTGTTGCACAGACTCCATCAATTGGTCTTACATAATGCCACCCATCAATATGAGTCATATCATAATAACCACCATTTTCAAAAAGAATGGTAGCCATTTTCTCAGGAGGAGTTTCTCCTGAACCAAATCCAAGCCCCATTTCATATTTACCATTAAGAATATGCATAGCACTTGGCCAACGATGAGTATGAAATAATGCTTCTTCGGATTTACATGGATGTATAAAATGCAAAAGTAATCTATAATTACCAAGTTGAATCCAACATCTTTCTACAACTGGGGGAAAATAATCAACAAGTTTTGTTTGCCACAATTCAGGTTTAGATAATAATTCAATGATTTTTTTGTCTTCTATTTGTTGTAATTTATCAATCATAATTGAAACTTAACTTCTTTTTATACGTATAAATATAGTAAAAGTTACGTCATAAACCAAGATGTTTGTAAAAGCATACCATATTTCACATAGAAAAAATAGAGATTCTATTTTATCCAATGGCTTATTGCCAAAAAGTAAGGATTCTGGAATAATACAATATCCACCAAGCATATTTCTATCTTTAAGCACACAAGATTTAGGTTATGATTTTGTTGATTATGTAAATGTTGATTGTTGGGAATTTGAGGTTGATTCTGAAAAAATAAAGCCAGATTTATTTTCTGGCTCTACTAATCATTTTTATACTACAGAGAGAATATCTCCTGAAAAATTATCTCTTAACGAACTTTTTTCTGTTTAATAACATCCATATTTTTAATAATGGCATCTACCTTAAGCTTTTGAGCATCTTGAGCTACATAATTTTTAGCAAAATAAATTGTAATAATTTTATTGTCCCTTACAATTGCATAAACCATATTCCCATTACTTTGAGTTTCAGAATCTACAAATAATAAAGTATATTTTTTTGCTTTTTCCTGAGCTTCTGGAGTTAAATATTTAACTTGTTGTTTATCAATAGGAACAACTGCTAATTGTATACCATATGATTTATTTTTTGGAAAATTATACCCCTCAATTAATTTGGCATTTTCGGCAATAGATAATTTTATACTTTCTGGTAAAGTATAGATTCCAACCTCTTCGTATTCTCCTACAGTACCTGGTATTTCATAGCCAACTGTTAAAATATCTTTATTTAAGAAACGGTCATATAACCTTTCAGTATAGTGAGGTTCCACAAAAGCTTCTTCTAATACTTTCCTAACCTCTTGTCTTATTTTTTTATTATTATCCATTTGTATATAAATAGTGCAAAAACAATAAAATATAACCTATTTATTTATAAAAATCAACTCATGGAAAATAAAGAATTTGAAAACATCATTAAAAATATTTTAAAAGAATCTCACAATCAAGGGGCATTAAATGAAAGATTTGATGATGAAGATGAAGATGAAAACTTAGGAATTTATTCTGGGAATTTTGATGCTGACGAATTTAGTGGCGATGCTATGAAAGCAGCAATGCAGGATATTGGGTCTGAATTTGAACCTTTAGGTAAAAGCAAATTTGAAAAAAATCTTAATCCAGATGAATTTATTTCTGACCTTGAAAGACAAAACTTAAATTTGCCAAATGATAAAGTTGAGCGTCAAAAATTAAAAAAAGCATTAGATACAAAGAAAAACCACGAAAAAATATTCGGTGCTGGTTCTCTTAATGAAGGTGATGAAATAAAATATAAAGGAGTAGTAATAAAAGTTTTACAACCTAGTGGTTATTTTGAGTTTTACTCAGATAAAGAGGGTAGATTTTTAAAGTTTGATGAATTGGATTCTGCAAAAGCTAGAATAGATTCTGAACTCGAAAATAATATTAAAGTTGAGCGTCAAAAATTAAAAAAAGCATTAGATACAAAGAAAAACCACGAAAAAATATTCGGTGCTGGTTCTCTTAATGAAGGTGATGAAATAAAATATAAAGGAGTAGTAATAAAAGTTTTACAACCTAGTGGTTATTTTGAGTTTTACTCAGATAAAGAGGGTAGATTTTTAAAGTTTGATGAATTGGATTCTGCAAAAGCTAGAATAGATTCTGAACTCGAAAATAATATTAATGAACAAAATAATTTTGATACAAAAAGTTTTTATCATTTTTTAAAAGATGCTTTATATCATGCTGAATCTAAATCTCTTGATTATGCTCAAACTGCAAAAATGCTAGAAGAAGCAATTATGGAAAATTACAATATAGAAAAAAAATTACAAGAAAATATTGAATCTCCTGAAGTAAAAGCTTATTTTCCAAAAGATTCTGAAGGAAATAAACTTAAAATTAATACCATTGTAAAACACATCAATTCTAATCATGAGGGTAGAATTAAAAGATTTGGAACTACAGAAAATGGACAAAAATTAGTTGCAGACGTTGAGTGGTTTGATAATAATGCTCCCATTCAAGGTATTCAAACTCCTCCTCCAAATAAAATAGCTCCAGAATTATTAGTTATTAGAAAAAAAGAAGATGAAATCGAAGAAGGTATGTCTCATTCTCACACAATGGGAAGAGGACAAAACTTAAAACCTAATAATTATCCTAATACACTTAAAAGAGAAGGCTTATCAGAAAATCTTGATAGTGCGCAAATAGCAAAAAGCAATAAAACAACATTTATTGTTGTAAATGACGCATTCAATAGAGCTCATTATGCTGACTTAATAGGTAAAACCTTTGATAATCCTCCAGGCTATGCTAGAGTAAAGCAAATAAATATTGAAGATGCTGATACAGAATCAAAAATTGATTATGATTTAGATGAAGACTTTGATTATGCAGCTGCAGAAAGAGCTTATCATGATGCTAAAGATTATGAAGAAAAACAAAATTTAATTGGAAAACAAATTGTAATTACTAATATAAATGCTATTCAAGAAATGCTTTTTCCAAATACAAAAAGAATACAATCTATTTTAGATAGCATTAAAGAAGAGATTGCAAATCATAGAGTTTTCAACAATGTTATTGCTGCTACAGATAATATGGATACAACTTGGTTGTTTGACCTTAAAAATGTAACAGATGATACAATAGAATTACAATTTACAGGAACAGCAAAATAAATAATATGCAAGAAGAAAACAAACAATCCAGTTGGTTTAAAACTGACAAAAATATAAAATTTGAAAACTCTTTCAAATTTTGGTTCGCACTAATGTGGCAAAATCACTATATTCAAATTTTTGCTATAACTTTTTTATTAACAATAATTGGATTATTCAATATTAATTGGGTTATAGATACTGTTAGTGAAAACTATTCTGATGAAGGAGCCTTAGGAGCTTCATTTGCTATTGCAGGTTTTTCAATTCCTCCTTTAGTTAGTGTAATAGTTGCATATAAAGGTTTCTGGCAATACTTTAATGACTTAAAACATGGCAGAAGTAGATAAAAATAATCTTACATTACTTATCAGAGAAAGTCTTAGTTATTTTTTCAGAAAAAATGTAGAAGGGAAAGATTATCCTACTTTAAAAAAGCTAAGGTCAATTCTTAGAAATAATATTATTGTACCTTTAAGAAGAAAAGTTATTGAAGCTTATATAATTGGTTCTGAAGCAAAAGGAACAGCCAATGAAAATTCAGATTTAGATATAGCTATTATAATAGAACCAGTTAGAGGTAAAACTGCTTTACAATTGACAGAGACATATCATAGCAAATTTTCAAGTGAGCAATTTGTTCCAAGATGGAATGGTAGAAAAATAGATGTACAGTTTTTTTACCCTGAAGATGAAGAATTAAAAAAATATCAAAAAATAAAACTTATTTAAAATACGACCTAGGGCCGTGGCTGGCGCAATCCAGTCGAAACCTCACCTAAATCGCTATCAGGTGGGGTTTCGTTTTTTATAGAATTTACTTTTCCTTTTAATATTTATATTAAACAAACAATAAAACAAACAAACAATGGCAGCAGCAAAAACAAAACAAACATCTACAACTTTTTCATTAAGAGTTAGCACTAAAAAGAAACGTCCTGGCATACATGCCAAGAAAAAATCTTCTCATATGAAGACTTCAAAAAATTACACTAAATCATATAGAGGACAAGGTAGATAAATGCTAAAATATTTCTACATATTATTATTTATATTAGGTCTTAGTTTTAGTTCTATGGCCCACATAGAAGATACATGCAAAGTTAAAATAGTAAAAATAGATAATAAGCCTATAATAGCTAATGCAATTTTTAATGCTTTTGCAAATAAAAAAATGTATGATTTATGTTCTTTTTGTAATAGTCATGTAGAATTTACAATCTTTCAAAAAGAAAAAAATTTCACTGAATCTGGTAGTGAAGTAAAAGCTATGCAAAATTTAACAGATATATTAACTGAAATTGATTATGTTAGATTTAAATTAATGAATGCAAAAGCTGAAAATGGAGAAGAGATAATAGCAATAACAGCATATAAATATGAATTTACTAATGATTATTCATTAAATATTCTTTTTATATTAAATTATAATTGTGAAATAAATAAAATAATTTTATTTTAAAAATGGAAAATATTAGAAAATTTATAAAAAAAACACTTAACGAGTATGTATCATTTTCTGATTTAAAAGGAGTTGAAAATTATGCAGATGATATTTTTAAAGATGTGAATATAGATGTTGAATTTACAAAACATTTTCTGGACAGAGTAAATGACCCAAGAAATGGAATAGAAATTACTCCAGAAGAACTTAAGTTGCTTTATAAAAAAACACGTCAAAAATATGGTGAAATGTTATCTCAACTTAAGCCAGGTAATGAAAGAGTTGTAAATGATACTACAACAGATATAAATGTTCCAGTTGCAATTGGATGGGATGGTAAATCTCCAGACTTAGATATGACAGCTAAGACAGTTATGAGAAAAAAGAATTTTCTTACAACGCCTCAGTCTCCTAAATTAAAAGTTTAAATGAACCAGATAAAACTAAGAAACTTAATAAGAGAATCCATTGAAAATTTAATGGAAGACATTAATGTTCCTATAAATGTAGGAGATACAGTTCTTGGTGGTAAATTTAAAAACAAAAAAATCAAAGTCAAAGATATTGATAAAAATGAAAAAGGTGATATTACAATTAATGATAAACCATTATTGAGAGTAAGAATTCCAAAGGAAGTTAATGAAGTTGAATATGTTATTCCTACTCAAGATGAAATACCAAAAAATATTTCTGATAATATTAGAGTTTTTCATGGCTTTAATAGTTTTGAGAGTTTTGAAAAAGTTTTAAAAAAAGGCTTAAGCGGGAAAGAAACAGTTCCAAGAGTATATTCACATCATCTTCCAAAAGAACTAAAAGGGTTATTTGTTACAGCAGATTTCAATTTTGCAAAAAAATATGCTAATGGTGGTATAATAATTGAGTTTTCAGTTAATATAAATGATTTACTTCCTAATGATGATAGTTTTAAAACTGGATATGATAATATAAGTTTTAAACATAGTAGTCAGGCAATATATACTGGAGATTTAGACCCAAATATGATTAAATATATTTGGAAATTTGAAGATGGTAAATGGAATAGATTTATAAGAAAAGATTTTATAAATAAATTTCATATTGATACAAGTCGTAGTGATTATGTTAAATATCTACCAAATGATGATTTCTCATTAGATGATTTTTCAAATACTTCAAGTGCTATCAATTTTTTTAAAAATGCTAATGAGTTTAAATTAAAACAAATGGGATTTTTCCCAAAACAAATCGACCAAATAATTAAACTTAAATCAGATGGATTTTTCAATGAAAAATTAAATGAAGGTTCTGTAAAAAAAAGTGATAGAGTTGATATATACAGAGATAATAATTATGTCGTTGTAAGACCACTTACTGAAACAGCAAGCTGTAAATATGGGGCCTACACTAAATGGTGTATATCTGCCCCCAGTTCTGGAGCATGGGATAGCAGCCCTGATGCTATTGTAATTATGATTATTCAAAAGAAATATAGCATTACTCCTGAAAGACAAGAAATAATAGACAAATTGTTAAAATATATTGATGCTGCAGATAATAATGAAGTTACTCCAGAAATGAGAGAAGAAATGCGAGAATTAAGACGTGAAAATGATATTCATGATTTTGAAGATTTGTCAAAGATAGCATTAGTATTTCAAAAAAACAGTAATCATGTTGAAATATGGGATTCAAATAATATTAATATTAATGATAATTATCAATTTGGTTGGTTCGATTTACCTTTAAGCTCAAATGTAATTAATGCGATTGAAAATTATATAATAAGCATAAAATAAAAAAGGCCTCATTTGAGGCCTTTTCAATTGGTAGCGGGAGTAGGAATCGAACCTACGGTCTCCGTGTCATTTCTGACGGCTTATGAGGCCTGGGGCTTACCAACAAGCTCCCCGCAATTTGTGGCAACGACAGGATTCGAACCTGCACCTTACTGGTTATGAACCCAGCCGAACTTAGAGTAGACAGACCTTACAAACTAAAACACCTATCTATAGTTTCAATGTTTCAAAAATACGGTCTCATATAACTCACCATCGTTCTACGTTGCTAAACGTTTGTTATTTATTAAATTGTTTTATAAATTTTTCAAATTCTTCTTTTACAAATTTTTTATTTTCTTTCCCCATATCTTTAATAATATAAGGGGTGTATCCTAATTTTATTATTTCTTTTACTTTAATCTCATCTCTATTTTGAACCTGTTTCACAGAATGTTTATTAGTTATTTTTTCATAATGCCATTTACCATTCCATAAGATAGCTATTTTTAAATCTTCAATTATTACATCTGCATCCCACCCATTAAATATACTTTCATTAAATTTTACTGATTCAAATTTTTCTTTACAAAGTTCTCCAAAATAAATTTCATTTTTACTTCTACGATTTTGAGACTGCACTGATTTTAAACCTCCTGCTCTTCCGTTATTTTGCGAAGCACAACTTTTACCACAAAAAATTTGTTTATGTCTTTTTTGTAAAACCTCGAACTTACATTTACATCCTGGACACTCTTTCTGTAAAGTTTCTTTTTTAACTCTATTTTCAAAAACACATTTTTGGCTACAAAACTCTTGTTTTCTTAAAGCCCATTTAACTGTAAATTCTTTTTTACATCCAGAACATGTTTTAGATACATCTGGATTTCCTCTTCCTTTTAATAATTTAGATACTGTTTTATTTATTTCTTTTCTTTTATTTTTTGTTGAAAACGCTCTTGCGCATTCTCTACAACAAAATTCACCTGTAGAATATTTACTATATTTTACACCTTCTTTTTTATTACAATTTTTACATTCCATACTAATAAATAGTATAAAAAATTCGAACTTATAATTTCTTATAGACTTTCGTCTTTTAAAGTAGCACAAGAGGGACTCGAACCCCCGTCTCTGCCTTATGAGAGCAGCGTAAGTAAACCAACTCTACCATTGTGCCATAAAATAAATGCTATAAGTGATATTGCAAGCCACGCCCTGGAGGGAGTCGAACCACTCCAAGTTGGGGCCTCGAACCCCGCCTCACACTTACTCCTACTACCGTTCGGAATAACATTTATTATTTTTTTATTTACTAGGATATTTAGAATCCATTTCATCAATCACACTGAAAGGAGAACCTCCAATGCCTGAATAACGAATATCGTCAAATCCATTTTCTTTAGTAATAAGAGATTCTTTCTCATCAATAGAACCTCTAAATTTATCAAACCCTTTTTTGTTTTCAATATTACCAGTTGAAGGATTATAACTTCCCCAATCTGCTGGTCTATCTGTACCAATAGGTTCTACAAAATATTTTTTACCTATTCTATAAGAGTGTACTATAAATCTACCACTCTCGTCTCTATCTGTTAAAAATTTTTGTCTAAATTCAAATGTTGTTTTCATAAAAGTTTCTTTTTTTATAACTTACTTAGCTCAAGTTTTAAATCTGCAATTTTTCTTACATAATCTGACACACTAATTTCCTTAGTGTCTGATGTCTTTTTTGTTAAAGACAATGTCATTTCATCTTGAAGATATTTTATTCTCTCTTCTAATTTTGCTCTTTTTTTATCTACTTTAGCCATAACAAGTTTATGTTAGTTTTTTGTTTTTTTCCTCTAATACTTTCCATATGCTGAGCATATATTTTCATAAAGGCTTTCATCTTTTGAATCTTTTCTTCTTGGTGTTTACTTAAGGTGTCACCATCACCATCTGAATCCATTGGTTTTTTAAGTTAAATTTTTGAGCAGATGACGGGTCTCGAACCCGCAAAACCTCCACCTTGGCAAGGTGGCGCTCTACCAATTGAGCTACATCTGCATAAAACAGGGATAGTTTATTAAGAGTGTATTTGTTTTGTTAAGCAGGAGTTGAACCTGCATCCTTTTTCTTGACATGAAAACACTCATCCATTGAGCTTTTAACCGAAGTAACTCTTAAATATTGCCACTGTTTTGAGAGAACAATCGGGATTGAACCGACTCTATTTCGCCTTGGCAAGACGATGCACCACCACTTATGCGTCATTCTCTTGGAGAGGGACAGGTTATTTATACCTTTAAGGGACTCCCTCAGACCCTTGAGCGAAAGACGGGGCTCGAACCCGCCACCCTCAGATTGGAAATCTGATGCTCTACCAAATGAGCTACTTTCGCATATACAGGATTACAAGGTTCCTGAGGACCTTTGAGCAAGTGACGGGAATCGAACCCGCTCTGTTCCAGATTGGAAGTCTGGCGCACCACCGTTTATGCGTCACTTGCATGTTGTAATAGTAATTAAAATGAGTAAAATAGACCGCTGGGTTTAGCCACTCCCCCATCTCCCCATTTATAATATTTGTGGGGAGAGTACGATTCGAACATACGTAGAGCATAGCTCGGCGGTTTTAACCAATTTTGAAGTAACTCGCATTGTAGCCATTACAATTTTTTTATAGGGATAGTTAAGAAGAGTATGATGCTAACCACTTAGCGTCATCCCCATTATTTAATTTGAGGGGATGACAGGAATCGAACCTGCGAAGTAACTCTTACTTTTGCCACTATAATATTTTAAATTCAAAGAACTTTCTGTGGAGCGTGTCGTATTCGAAACGACCTGATATTCCTCTTTGCAAAAGAGGTGGCCAGCCCTAGCAGCCCCATGCCCCAGTTACCAATTTTTCTTTTATTTTCAGTGTGCGGTTATTGGTTAACCTATCTGCTACTCTTAAAATTTTCTTCCTTTAGTCCAACCTTGTTTCAAATATGAATCTAATTCTTCTTTTTTTATTTTTTTATTTATACTATCTTTTGTTATCCAACATGTTCCAAATTGTGAATTTTTATTTCCAATGCCTTGTTTAGATTTAGTTTCACTCATTTTATTTTTAGTTTTTTCATCATGTTGTTTACCATTCCAATCAAAAAAATATTTTCTTTCTCTTACTCCTTCTTCATAAGATTTTATTTGACTTTTTATTTTTTTGTTTATCCAATTTTTTTTGAAAATAGTGTCGTTTTTTAATTTTTCATTAAAAGCTTTTTTACCAGCCTTAGAACATTTAATCATATGTTCTTTGTTTGAAAAACCTCCTGAACCACCTTCTTTTAAGTTCATACACAAACTATCTAAAAGTAATTCTTTATTTATAATTTCAGACTCTCTATTAATCAACAATTCTCTATTTGGTAAAAATTCAAGTATCTCTTTAACGTGATTTTCAATTCCATATTTTCTAATTGAATATCTTAATTTTGTACCTGAACCCATATATCCATCATCTAACTTTGCTGTTGAATGCATGCCTATATACCATTTTTTAGTTACATTACATGTTGTTTTATAAATGTAATGTATATTCGCTTTTTTTCTTGCCACTTTAAATCATTTCTAAATAAATATTTAGAAATTTTAAAAAGTACAAAAAAGTTTAAGGTGGAGATGACGGGATTCGAACCCGCATACCTTCTGCTTGCAAAGCAGCTGCTCCGCCAGTTGAGCTACATCCCCATGGTCGGAAGTTCACAGAAACTAATCCCCTGCCAGGCAGGAAACATTTCAAAGGAATGACCTAAATCATTTCTGCTCTCCCGATATTTTTTTCTACTTCCACATTCCACCTTGTCCAAGCCATTCAGAATATTTTTGATTTCTCTTATCTTTTTTTCTTTCTAGGAAATCATCAAATTCTTTAATTAAAGGCTCAGGAATTTTTATATTTTTATCAATGAAAATTTGCATTATCTCATCTCTCGTAAAGGTCCAATCTACAATTCCGTCTGTCCATTGGTCTCTCCAAAGCCCCCAACCACTCTTACCTGTAAGTACATGCTTTAAAATATTTGGATGTCTGGTTTTTATTATTTCACCTTTTTGATATTGTCCATTTTCAAGTTTTCTAAAACAAAATTTTGCTTCATCTCCATTTGGGTCAAACATTATTTTATTTTTACTCTCAATATCTGAACCACAAAAAGTTGTAATATTTTGTTTTGAGATTTGAAAGAAAAAGTTAAACATTGTATTAAAATTATCAGAATACTTTTGAAGTTTCCGATTGTGTTTTGTTCCAATTACTTTTTTTCTTTCTTCGATTCTTTGTTGCCTTTCTTGGCCTAAATGGCGTCCAAGCTGTGACCTCCTTGATTTTTCATTTTTTTAGTTTTTAAATTGTTTGTCAGAGTGGCAGGATTTGAACCTGCGAACTCTCGGCTCCTGACCGAGCGCACTAGACCTGGCTATGCGACACTCTGTTGTTTTCGTCCTTTGAACCACCCTTTTTTAAGGTGCGAATTAAGTTCTTCTTTTTTTATTTTTTTAGCAATACCTTCTTTAACTATCCAACAAGTTCCATATTGAGAATTTTTATTTCCAATACGTTGCTTAGCCTTTTCACTCATTAATTCTTTAGTTTTATCAGATAATTTTTTATTAGTATTTGATTTGTTACCAAAATTCTTTTTTCTAACACCTGATTCAAAACTTATTTTCCAAGCTTCTGATAATGTTTTAGAATATTGTTTAGACCATTCTTCATTTTTAAATAACTCTTTCTTTTTTTCATTAGCAGCTTTACTTATTTTTTTTCTTAATTTTATTGATAAACCAATAAGCCCTCCATCTCCTCCTACTTTTAAATTCATACATTCTTCTTTTGCAATTTCATTGAGATTTACAATCTCTCTTTCTCTTGCAGCCAACTGCTGTCTATCTTCAAAGAACTCTAATATTTCTCTTTTATGGTTTGCTACACCATATTTGTTAACAGAATATCTCAACCTCTTTCCTGAACCCATATAACCATCATCCAAGTCATTGGTTGAGTGCATTCCAATATAATACTTACCACTAAGTAAGTTTGTCGTTTTGTATATGAAGTGATACTTCTTTTCTTTTCTTGCCATAATATCCTTTTAAGATAAATAGAAAGAAAAAGTACAAAAACGACCAATGGTAGGTGTAGAGGAATTCGAATCCCCTGTGTATCTTACGTTCTTGTTTTACAGACAAGAGTCACTCCACCGCCGTGACCGTACACCCATGTTTTTTTGTGGGAGTGGTCAGATTCGAACTGACTCAGCAAAAGCACTTGTTTTACAGACAAGCCCAACTCTCCAACGTTGGCGCACTCCCATTAAATGACCCTTTTCAAAGCCATTTTTCACACTGAACAAACAATGTGGTTAGCCATAACTACTTGAAACTATAGACGTCCGTCTCAAGCAATCTTAGGTTAGCGGTCCTGACGGGACTCGAACCCGCAACCTTCCCGCAGACAACGGGTTATCCTACCAAATTGGACGACAAGACCATTTGAGTTTTAAGTTCTCCAACTTTTGCGGTCTGGACGGAATTCGAATCCGCAATCTTTCCCGTGACAGGGGAACGCCATACACCCATATGCTGCCAAACCAAATTAAGTTTTAAGTTCTTCAACTATGTCGGGGTAACAGGACTCGAACCTGCATAAGACTTAAACGTCCATTCTTGTTTCCAAAACAAGTCGTCTTCCAATTGACTACATACCCCGTTATGTCGGAAAGACGGGGCTCGAACCCGCATAATCTCCTCATCCCAAATGAGGCGAGGTCCCAATTCCTCCACTTTCCGAATCTGAGAATGATTCACATCATTCTCATAAACTTTTATTACCAATATGTCAAATAACGCTAAAAAAAAACACCCAACTCTTTTGGAATTGGGTGTTTTAAGTTTCTTTTATATTTTAAATCAACATCATGACTCAATATTAAATAACACACCCTCATCCAAGCTATAATCCGCTGGAGCATAACCCGCCCCGCCGTTCATCGGCATTGCAGCTGGCATGTTTGAATATGTATTTAAAGTTTTCACCTGTTGTTTTATTTTAAATAGTTAATATTTTTTGTTTTTCAATAATTTCTACGACAAAGATATAAAAAAGTTTCACCTAAATGCAAATGTTTTTTTAAAAAAAATTATAAGTATCTGATTTTCAAACTAATAAATTTATTATTCTCTTATAATTTTTTTCTTCATTTTTTCAAAAGAATATTCTTCATCTGGTTCTGAATCTCCATATAATGATGGCTGAGAATATATAACTTTATCCTCTAAAACTCTTAACTGTGGCTGCATTCCATCAACAGCAGGTACATATAGAGACCAAAATTCGTCAGAATTTTTAGCTGACCTTGCATAGTGACTAGTCCAAAGGTCACTTTCTTTTTCTTGTTTTTCTAAGAAATCAATAAAATCTTTTCTTGTAACTATTTCTTTTTTTTCAATCAATAATACATTTACAATACCATTAAACCCTAATTCTTTCGCCATCGGATATTCTTTCAAATCCTTATTTTCAGGATTTGGGTCATATACAATATTAAATTTTTTATCAATTAATACTGCATGAGTTATTGGATTAGAATCATTTTTATCAAAGAATTTTGGAGAGTAAACAGATGCGTAAAAATATCCATCTACACCATTATATTTATTTAGAGTACTTATAAAAGTTGGAAAATATAAAACTTTTTTATTTAAAGGATTATGAAGAACTCCTTCATATTGATAATCTGTAGTTTTTAAAAATTCAAGCAAAGGCTCATAATATCCATTCTTATTTTCAATAAAATTTGGAACATCTTCATATTCTTTTTCAAACAAAGAAGCGATTGCAGCTCTCATGCAATCGCCCTTATCTTTATCTATCTCTTTCTGATAAACTTCTTTCATTACTTAAAATTTGGCTCTTGGAAATTTAAAGATTTTAAAATTTTACCATCAGCTTTTTTCTTAATGATAAAAAAATCATCCACCTTTTCATAATATGTTTCAATTTTTTCTCCCATCTTATTTGGATGAATTCCTTCAGAATAAAGTCTTACAGTTTCAATTGCATCTTCTTCTTTTTCACAGTACTTAGAAAAATTTGATTTCATTACCTCTGAAAAATCTTCATCAAATTTTTCTCTTAGACCTGCAAAATGTATTAAATTACCCATTACAACACGCATATCAGCGCATGCATCTCTTAATTCGTCAACACTACCTTCTTCTTTTATATCAGTTAAAGAATCTTGTTTATTAATTGCTTTTTTAATTTTTTCTAATGAAGAATGAAGAAATTGAGAATATTGTTCTGTTGAACCTGATTCCGCAGCCTCCATTAATTCCTCAAGTATAAGTGATAATGCTAGTTGAAATTTATTATTTTCTGGAAACTTTGGAGTATTTCCTTCTTTATAGCCAGCTATATCCAGCCAATTTGATATTCTTTCTTGTTCTTTCATATTTAAGTTTTTATTCACTCAAATATAATAAAAAAGCCTGGCACTGCCAAGCTTTTAATATTTTATTTTTTAACATTACCATCTGAATCAAAAAATTCAGATAATGTAATTCTATCAGAATAATCAATTGTTAATTCTGAATTTTTTTGCTGTATTAAACCTAATTGCAGTTTCATATAAAACTGTTCATTAAATTTTTTAAGCTTTGATTCTCTTTTTACTCGTTCCCAATCTTTTGTTAAATTTGTTATCATATTATTTAGAAATTATAAGTTAAACCTACAGATACATAATTTGTTCTTGCCCAATTACTATATTGAACAAAATATCCAAACTTCTTAGGACAATATGAAAAACCTGCTCCATACTCAATAAAATTATTAAAGTTATTCTCCATATAAGCACCTACACCGAATAATAAATATCCACTGCATGCACCAATAGGTTGATAAACCGCTGTTTTCAATTCATAGAAACCTCTTGTTGTAGAAGATGCAAATACATTCTCAGTTCCAACAATAGCTCCTAAACTAATATTTTTACGCATTAAACCAACTTCAAGAGAAGGGAATGAAGCCTTATTGAAATTATCAATATTTGCATCGCTTGGGTCCACATGACCAATCGACATTCCGATGGATGCATAATAACTTGTTTTAGACTTTGTAGAATCTGTTTGTGCTAATGCAGCTGTTGCCATAAGGCAGATGGCTAATGCCATGATGATTTTTTTCATTTTACCTATTTTTTATTTTAAAGATTTACAAATAAGGAATCCAACTCATCACACAAAGAGTGAAATGCTGGCATTTTTTTAATTTCTGGATGCCATGCAAGATTTCTCTCAATCAAGTCATATTCATACTTAATTTTTGCTCCAGGAATTATATCTCCTGCTGGATTTCTATCTCGTCCCATAACCCAAAGAGTATCAGAGATTGCAGCAGTAGAAGGAATATCGTGAGATACAATGATAATTGTATTAAGTTCATGCATATTAGCAACCTCAACAATAAGATTAGAAACCTTCTTCACCATATTAGGGTCAAGACCAGAGAAAGGCTCATCCATTAACAAGAAATTATTTGAGCACAAAATCTGTTGCGCAATGGCTACACGTTGTTTTTGTCCTCCTGATAATTGACCAGGGTAAAAGCTTTTTCTATTAGATAAATCAAAACGTTCCAAGATATCATTGATTCTATCTTCACGTTCTTTTTTGTTTTTGTATTTTACCTTAGCAGCTACTTCAAGATTTCCCAATACAGTTCTGTGTTCAAACAAAGGATAAGATTGTTGAATTACTCCAACTTTACCAATTTTAACTGGTTCAAGCTCGGCTCCTATTTTAATAGAACCATGCGCAAGCCTATCCATTTTTTCAGCCACTCTATCTCCTGGATATTCATGACAATCAAACGGCATAATGCCAGATAAAAGTTCAAACAATTTTGTCTTACCAATTCCAGATGGACCAAGCAATCCTATAATTTGACCTTGAGACATTCCAGGTCTTACAATATTCTTAACGTCAATATTGATATCTTTCAATATTGGTGTTTTACCATATTGCAATGATACATTTTCAACCTTAAGAATTGTTTCGTGTTTTTCGTATTGATAATTTGTCATTTTATTTTTTTTGTGTTCCTAATTGAGAATATGGGCAAATAAGATTGCGAACTACTCCAAACAAATAATCTATCAATATACCCAAGAAAAATACAGTCATTTGCATTGCAAAAACAGAAGAAAGATTCAAATGTTTATTTTCGTTAAGCATCATGGCGCCAATACCTCCATCAGAACGAACAAGCCCCTCAGCAAATGTAAGCATTGTCCAAACTATAGCAAAATTTTGTTTAACAGCTGTAATCATTTCATGAACCTTACCAAGAACAACTCTCTCAAATACAACTCTCCATTCATTACCAAAAATTGTTCTTGCATGATTATATTGAACATCATTAACACTTTGAACAACTGTAATCATTGATTCTACAATAAATACACTCATGCCAAATACAAGCAACTTGATTTTAAGGTCATAACCATTTGTAGACATCAAAGTAAATACGAAAGACAAGCCAACCATAGGTAAGAATCTTGACACTCTCATAAGATATGCAATTGGTTTAAAGAAAGTAATAACAGTTGAGTATGCTATAACCGCTGAAGCTATAATAGCGATTAATAACGCATGAAAACATAAAGACAGACTGGCCCATGTATCTTGTATTAAACCACCACTTATGGCAAGTTCAACCCAAGAAGTAAGAATCTCCATAGGCTTAGGTATTAATGGATTTGCAAAATAACACCAGTATAATAAAATCAAAACGATTTGACATGATGTCATTATAATAAAATTTCTCTTGCCAATAGCTTTATTAGGAGAGAAAATGTCTAAGAATTTCTTCATACTATTTTATACGTTAATTATAAAAAAAGGTTACAAAAAAAGCCTGGAAAATTTCCAGGCTTTTCAAATTTATATATTAGAGTTTATTTACCCATCACGATTTCAATTTTTTTCTATCTATTTATAAAAAAACATATTTATGACACCAGAAGAAAAAGAAAAGCGAAACGAATATATGAGAATGTATCGTGCAAAAAACAAAGAAAAAACGAGTAAATACAACAAAGAATACATGACTAAATATAGAAGTGGAGAATTTCGTAAAAAATACTTAGAAGGAAAGAAAAAATCTTATGAGAAAAATAAAGATAAAATTAGAAATGAACAAAAAAATTATTATTTAAAAAATAAAAAAAAACTTAATGAAACCAATAAAGAAAATTATAACCTCAATAAAGAAAAAAGAAATTTACAAAGCAAAGAGTGGAGAGAAAAAAATTCTGAAAGAAATAAAGAATTAAAGAAAAATTGGTATGAAAAAAATAAATATAAGAGGGCTCAGCAAATTAAAAAACGTAAAGAACAAGACCCCTTATTTAAACTTAAGACAGCCATATCATCCAGAATTAGAAGCGGAATTAAAAGTACTGGTTTCTGCAAAAAATTTAAGACAAAAGAGATTTTGGGTTGTACATATGAAGAATTTAAGTTATATATTGAGTCAAAAATTGAGTCATGGATGACCTGGGAAAATTATGGAAAATACAATGGTGATTTAAATTATGGATGGGACCTTGACCACATTGTTCCATTAGCTACTGCTAAAACAGAAGAAGATATTATTAATCTTAATCATTATAAAAATTTTCAACCTCTATGTAGCAAAATTAATCGAGATATTAAATGGAAGAATTAAAAAAAAAGCAGGACTTAGCAGTCCTGCTTTTTTTTCTTTTATTTCAATTAGCGGCCCATCACTATCTCCACACGACGGTTTTTAGCTCTACCGCTTGCGCTATTATTATCAGCAATTGGCTCTAATTGACCTCTACCTTGTACCTTTGCAAATCTTGACTCAGGATAATTAGCAGAAGATTTATTTTGTAACCATTGTTTAACAGCTTGAGCACGTGCTTCAGATAATGACATATTAGAACTTGGATTTCCAACATCGTCTGTATGACCAAATATTTCTACTTGTAAACCACTTGCAATGTTTAATTGGTCATATAAGTTTTCTAATGTATTTAAAGCTTGTGGTGTAAAATTAGCACTACCAGTTTCAAATTCAATAGACCATGCACGCTTAGCAACTGTCTCACTTAAAGAACCTGTGTTATTATATGTAATTTTATCAGCAGAAACTAAATTGTTACTTCTTGATTTAACATTTAACATATAGCTTAAATCTAATACACTTGCAATTTCAGGATATGTTTTAACATATTCAGGGTAAATTGAACTTACGATGTCACCGAACACTTTATAAACAGATGCATATACATTTGTCTTATTGTTACCAATACCATATAATTCAAGATTATCTGATAAATTAAACACTTTAGACCCACCTAATGAAACCATATTACCTTGAGCGTCTGATTGTGTTACACCACGATAATATTTAACCCAATATGTACCATCTTTTTCATTATAAATTTTAGCACTAATTTCTCCAGCTTTTGTTAAAGCATCAGGATATGTTTTAATTTGGTCTCCTGCATCAGCAATAGCCTTAATCATATCTTCAACATGCTTACGATTATCTTGCATATATTTTTTAATACCAATTACAACATTAGGCATTTGAGAACTATATTCTTTTGTAGATACAATACGAACTAAACCTCCTTTATTTTCAGCAACCATTACGTCACCAGGAGTCCAAGTAGTTGTACAGTTAACTGTAATTTTCTTTTTATCACCAGTCTTAACTGTTTTACCAGTCTTTTCATCACGCTTTACTACATCACGCTCTTCAGAGTAACCTGAAATATATTTTTGAGCAGCATCAATAAAATCATTTGCAGCGACAAAATTCATAGCTTGTGGGTCATAAGTTTTTTCGTCTGTATTAACTGGAATTCCATTGTCTGAACACCATTTAATTACAATATTCCAGTCCCCATCACGAAGAAAAGCAGAACAAACCATACCACGAGCATTTTGCGGATTTTCTTTTACGCTTGGAGCAGCCATAAATTGGTCTTCCCCATTAGATTTACCACAAGAATAAATAATTTGTGCAACATATTCATCACCTAACTTAGACAACTCGTTGTTAACACCTGATAAGAAAGCTGCTGCTCCATCTCCCATAATTGCTACGAAATTTGTACCTACAGCTGTTGAAGGATTGTTTTTATAATCATTAGCAAACTTAATTAAGTTTGCGGCCATTTGATTACAATCGTCCTGTCTTTTAATAGTTAAATTAACATTATTCTTTTCCATTAAAGAACCTTGAGTAGTTTGAGGACCACCATTAGCTAAATTTAATCCCATTTGAGAATTCCAAGCCATAATTTCAAATGTCATACGTGGAGAATTTACTGTTGCAAGAGCATCTGTAGGCAAACCTGCAAATGCTACAGTTCCGCCTTGAACATCTTTAGGAGCATCTGGTAAAATAACACTATTTACTTCTACTGTTTGCTTTATTTCTTTAGCGAAAAGCAACTCAGAATCTACGACTAACCATTTGATTCCGAAAATTAACGCTACTACTAATCCTGCTAAGGCTATCTTAGCTCCTGGTTTGATTTTTGTTTTCATTTTTTGTTTTTAATTTATAATTTATAATAACTTATACGTTGTTTTTTTAAAAAAGTTTCAATTACCAACGTTTAACTTCACTTCTTAATACACGTCCAATTAAGATTGAAGGCATTGAATGTAATCCATATCTATTAAAATAGATTGTTTTATTATCTCCACTTAAAGCTGTAATATAAGTTACTAATAATTTTGTTGCACTAATTAATTGTAATTGATTATAAATTTTTAATGCACCCTTATATGCTTTCTGTTTCTTTTCATCAGCAATTTGTTTTTCTTGAAGAGATTTATAATATTCTCTATCTTGAATATCTGATAAAAAAGCTTTTAATTTATCAAGATTTACTGGAACCATTTGACCATCTAAAGAAGCATCAGGATAAAGTAAAGTTGTAATTGCAAATGCAGCACCTCCTGAAAGATATAATTCATTTCTATCTTCTGCTCCATCAATATTTGAAAAACTGTTTTTAATTTCTACTTTAAGAGAATCAAAACATTTATTCATACCTGCAATAAATGCTTGACGTTCTTGGTCTTTATCATCAGGATGAGATGACATATAACTTTTTGTAATTAACTCAGCAATACGAACAGACCCTAAATCGAAGTTTACTGGAATAGCAGTTAATGAATTACCTTCTTTAACAATATATCCACCTTTTGTATTCGAGCCTCCTTGGTCAAGGACTAATGCATTATCAATTTTTTCATAAGGAATAGTACCTGCAATTGTATATTTAGCTTCTTCAGTTTCTTTTACTACATATACACCATGTCCAGTTTTTGCCTTAACGGCCTCACAAAATTCATCAATATTTTTTGCCACACCAACACCTGAAGACGTATAGAAAAATACATTTTTGTCATCAAGGCCAGCTGATTTATATCTTTCTAATAATTCACTATATGAATCATAAGAAGCAGAAGCAGCAGAAGCAATATCTTGAGGAGATATTTTACCAGTAGATTGGAAATTTTTAGACAAACCAATATTTAACTCTTTATTCTCAACTGGAACATAATGTCTAAAAGCTGCATCGGTATAGGCTATTACACCTAATTTAATGCCTTTACCGCCATATTCAACATACATTGTTAATTTAGTTGTGTTCTTTGGAACATTTGGAGTTTGCGCACCTAAAGTGAAAGCAAATAAAAGTGCGAAGATACAAAATATTTTTTTCATGATTTTGTGTTTTAGTTTTTTAATTAAAGTTTACGTTTAAATTTTCTCTGTCTTCTTTTTTCTTTTTTTCTTGTTTTTTCTCAGGTTTAGCGACAGATTCTTTCTTAACCTTTGAATTTTGTTTTTTTACCTCTGTAGCTACTTCTTGCGTAGATAAATTTTTATTTTCTGTAACTACACTCACTGTATTAGTTGAAGAAGTTACTGGAACAACTACTGGAGTTTCTGCTACTGTACTTATTGAAGTAGCTTGAACTGATGTAGGTGTAGAGGTAGAAACTTCTGCATTTGCAGTAGTTGTAACTTCTGTTTTTTTAGGTGCAAATGCAAAGTATAATCCGAATATACCACCTACGATTAATGCAGCTAAAAAGATTTTAAATGCTGGTTTAATTTTTGTTTTCATTTTTTTATTGGTTTTTTATTGATTTTTTAGTTTAAAATATTTACCTGTTTTTCCTGATTCATTATTTGACTTGCTTATTGGAGTTGGAGAAGGTATTTTAGTTAAGTCAACATAATTATTACTTCCCTGAGAAATAGCATTAGGAGTTGCTTGGTCTTTTTTTCCAAAGATAGCATCAATTCCATCTTGGTCAAATTTTTCCAATAATTTCATACCTTTTTCTGCATAAATTTCATCATCAACTTCAACACAACTAATGAATTCCATAGAATCTTCTAACATCTTATCCATTTGACCAACTTTACCTCCAATGTCATCAACTACAAATTCCATAGCTTCATCAAAAATAATTTTCTTATCAGAATTTCCTTGAATAATACTCATTGCTGATTTCATTACAGAATGACCTTTTGTTATAGACTCTCTTTCTTCTTTAGCCTCTTCAACTTGCATTTCAGTTTCTTTAACCATGATAGAAGAGTAGTATTTCATTTTTTCTAAAACTCTATAAAGAACTTCCATTCTATTAGCTAAGGCCTGTAACTTATCAATTGATGCTTTAAGACGCATTCCTTGTCTTGCATGCATTTCTGCTTCGGCCCTTCTGTCTTTATCGTTTTTTAGTTGATTAGCTCTATTTAAAGACATTTCACATTCATCTTTTTTCTTAGCTATTTTTAAATTTAAAGACCCTATCTGAGCTTTTAATTCAGTAAGCTGTTCTCCCATTTTAACCATTTTCTCTTTAACATCTTCTACATAAGATTCTAAGATTGCTATAGGATTAAGTTCAATAGCTAAACCTGTAAAGAAACGCATCAACCCTTTGAAAAGATACCAAATAGTTGTTCTAAATCTATTATTCATCAAAAGTGAAATGATGAAAAATAAACCTACTCCAAGACCTATAGCAGTATAAAGATTTTGCATTAAATCAATAATAGATGGGAGCGCTTTATATAAAAAATAACCACCTAGACCTATTAATCCTGCTAATACAACCATTCCTGGTTTTCCTTCTGGCTTTTTCCAGAATGATGTTGTTGTTTTTGAAATTTCGTTACTCATTTTTTCAGTTGTTTTTATTATTTAATGTAAGTATTGATATTTAATTTATCTCTTTCAATCTCTCCTTTTACGATATCAATAGTTACCTTAAAGTTTTTACCTGTAGCTTCAATTTTATCTTTCATTTGCTGAGCCTCTATAGTGTCTTGATTAATAGACATATTTAACTCTGCAATTTCAGCATTTAACTTAGCTATTTGCTCTGTTTTAGAAACTATAGTTTGTTGTTTTTCTTGAGCTGAATTTAAACGAGACTGAACTTGGTTAGTCATTTCCTTTGCCATTTCAGTGTTAAACTCTACTTCTTCTTTGTTTAATACATCAATGTAATGGTCAGCTGTTGTTACAAAATGTTCTTTTGCAACATTTTGATTTGATACTTGAGCCATAGCTTGAATTGATTCATATGCCATTTGATATTTTTGCGGCTCAGATAAATTTGGAATTGTTTCTTGACGTTTTCTAATTTTTGCAAACTCAAGATAATCATAACCCTCTAAGTTATTTTTATCTAAAATCACTTGCAATTCATTGTAAAAATTAGAATCAAATACTCCATTATTTTGTAATGGATTTGGATTTGTAGAATAATTAAATGAACTCGGAATAGGAGCAGTAGCAGTAATTGTATCTACAACTGTCTCTTTTTTTGAGGGTTGGTCATTAGTATCTGGAACTTCTTCTACAACCCAGCTTTTCATTTTTGAAAAAAAACTACTTGAGCTTTTTTCTTTATTGTTATCTTTTTCTTGTGACATTTTATTTATTTTTTTAACGGTTTTACAAATTTATACGAGCAAAATTAAAAAAAGTTGCGGGATTTCACAACTTTTTTTAATTTTATTTTAAAAATTCACTTAAATTATCAGGTAAAACAATTTTACAAGAATCATTTTCTATTGTAACAGGAATACGTACAACCTTTTTAGTTGCAAATACTTTAGCATCTGGATAATTTAAAATAATATTCTCATTTTCTTTAGTTTCTGATTTTAAAGCCCCTAAAGCATATCCAAATTTAAATTTATTTTTATAAAATTCTAATACTTTATCCTTTCCATGTTTCTTTATGGATTTTGCACTAGTAAATTTTAACATATAGTCATAATTTCCTTGTGCATAAAAGATTTTAAACATATTTCCAAAATCAGAACCATAAATCATCGCAGGGTTAGAAAATGGTCCTTTTTGAGAAAAAGAACTTAAACTGGCAAGTAATAATAAAGTTAAAATTAAATTTTTCATTGTTTTTATTTTATCTTATTATACGTTTTCTTTTAAAAAAAGTTTCAGAATATTTATATTAAATGAATAATAACATTAAAATACTTGAATTAAGAAAGTTATTTAAAGAGTTTGGATTTCTTAAAGTAGATGAAGAATATAAAAAAGAAATTCAAAACATCTATGGACCAGAATTTTCAAAAACAGTTCAAGCAATTTTTAAAAAAAATCCAGATTTAAATATACTTTATAATAATTCTGAAAATTTATCTGAAGAAATTTCAACCAGCAATAAAGATAAAACTATTGGAGTTGAATTATATCAAGAAAACAACAATTATAATTCCTTAGAATTATATACTAGTTGTGCAAATAAAAATGCTTTAAATGAAATAAAAGAAGAACATAAAAAAAGTGAGGAAATAAAAAAATTATATAGAAAAATAGCGAATAAAACACATCCTGATAAAATACAAATAAAATTTTTAAATGACTTATATTTAAAGGCAAAAAACGCTTACAATTCTAATGACATCTTTACAATTTATCTCATATGCAATGATTTAGATATAGAATATGATTTTCCAAAAGAAGAATTTTCTAACTTTAAATTAATTGTAAAAAATCTTAAAGCCCAAAATATGTTTATCGAACAAACATACCTTTGGGCTTGGATTAATGAGGAAAATGAAGAGATAAAAAACCAAATAATATTACATTATATCTCTAATGCCTATAAAAAAAATTAAGATTTTACAATTGCATTTTCAGACCAAAATCTCACAGACCAGTCATAAGCTTTTTTATCTAAAGGAACTCCTGAACCACCCTCTTCCATTCCTAATGCATTTCTCATCATTGTGATTGGCTGCATAGGTTCTTCATTGGAATGACTTTGTCCAAGAATAGCAACAACTCCCCACTCTTCATCTTCAGCTAATTCAAAATCAGGAATAATTGAATTTACATCAGCTTGCATTTTTTGTTTTTCATACTCTTTAAACAATTGCTCTCTGGAATAAACTACAACAATAAGAAAATTAGCCTTTGGAGCTGGGATTGGTAATTCAAACCATCTTGATAACACTGGAAGCTCTTGCTCTGTACGAGAAGAATAACCATGACGTAAATATTGAAAATTTGATAAGTCTATTTTCATAGAGCCAACTTTAGCATCTGTAAAATTATCAATTGCTAATAATTTACAAAATGGAGCATATCCATCCATTATTTTTACAAACCCTTGAGATAATTCTTCTTCTAAGTGTTTTTCAAATTGATTAATTGTTGTATTGGTTATTTTTGTACCGCCCGATTTAGTTTCAAAATGACGTTTACCAAAATTTGTGATTTTTACTTTTCCAAAAGACATAGTTATTTTATTAAATTCGTTTTTTATACGAATAGAAATAAAATAAGTTTCAATAAAAATAAATTATTTTATAATATAAGCATATTGACCATTCTCAAGCATACTTAAATGTTGCGGTGCCCTGAATAAATTAGGCCCAACATATGATGTATTTGCAGAAACATAAAATTCCATTATCTCTTTTTCGCTTGTTTGTACTTTGCAAATCCATCCATTTCTGATTTTTTTCGCATCTTCAAGAGCTTTGAGCTCATAATTTTCTCCATGAGATGTACATTCATAAAATATATCACCTTTTTTTAATTCTTTTATTTCTAAATAAAAGTCTTTCCAATCTTCTCCCTCTTTAAATAAAGACGGACTAATAATTTTTGCTTCTTTTTCCATAATAACTAAGTTTTTTAGTTTAATAAAGAACGATTTTATTGTCTTTTATAAATATGTAAAACTTATTTTTATTATAAAAAAGTTAATAAAAAAAGGCTCAAAATTGAGCCTTTAATTTATTGATTTTCAATATTTTATATATTTTTTAACTTCCACATCCACCTCCACAGCCTCCTCCTCCACAGCCGCTACTACAACCGCTTGAACCACAGCCGCTTGAGCCTCCACTATCACTTCCGCAACCGTGCCCTCCTCCACTGTCTCCTCCATGACCACTATCTCCTCCGTGACCACCACCATGATTAGAGTCCGCTCCACAGCCTAAAAAAGAACCAGCTATTGTACAGCCTGTACCTCCTGAATCGCTTGAACTACTGTTACTTTCTTTTTTTGAACTTTCGGAATTTGTTTTTTTAGAAGACGAACTCTTACTCGAATAACTTGAATTAGTTGTTTTTTTAATATTATCTTTGTTACTTGCATAATATCCTATGTCATTTTTAACATAATTACTATAACTACTGCTACGTTTTTCTTTCGTAAAGTATCTATATATACCATGCACAACAAAAAATGTAACAAGACCAGCTAAAAAAAATAAAATTAAATCTGAATTATCTGAATTATCTGAATTTGATGCAGACATTAAAGTCACACAAGTAAAAAACCCAATTAAAGCTATTGAATATACAATTAAATGTTTTTTAATTTTTGCCTTATTAAGGACAATATTATCATTCATATTTACTCTTTTAAAGTTTATATCTTCAAAGCGTTTTTTTGTGTTAGGCCATATGTCTGACGGAGCTTTTTCTCCAAATTCTGACTCATAAAAGTCAAGAGTGAATTGATATTGGTCTTTATATTTAACTGTTTCCTGATTTCCTCCTTTAGTAGGGCCATGATGTAATGATACACCTAAAGTTTCTTTACACAAATCAGTCCAATAAGAGTGAGTATAAATCATATGAAGATGCCATGCTTGGTCTACTTCTTCCGAAGGAGTTAAAGACTTACCAGAAATTACTGAAAGATATAAGAATTTCTTATATTCATTAATTACTCTTTTGGAATATTCACGACTCCAACCATTTTCTTTTGATAATCTACTTGAAAAAGGGAAAGATGATGTGGGGCTATCAAGATTAAAATCTGATATTTTTTTCCACAATTCTATTTGTTTATTTTTATCTTGTATTCTCATATTATTAATTTATACGAAATTACAAAAAAAAAGTTACAGACAAAATTTATTTTTTAAGATTACCGAACTCATCAAAGTCTTCAACTTCTGGAAATTGTGAAGGAATACCAGGATATGCTCGTACAGAACCAGTAGATGAAATATTCATTCCATCTCTCTCTTCTATTTTCTTATCATTTTTTAAGACTTTATTACCTATGCCTATTTCTCTTATTATACCACTTAATTTTAACTTTTGAATAGGTGTCCAATTAAGTATTTTTTTACTATCTGCAGCAGCAGCTCCAGTAGCTTTATTAAATGCAATGGTAATATGTGGTATATCATTTTTTGAATAATATCCAGATACTCCAAAGGCTATAGCATTTTCTGAAATTCCAATCATATCAACAGTGAGTTCAACATCCTTATTTAAATCGCCTCTTAATCTTAATGTTTCTGGCAATCCACCATGAGCAATTGTCATATGATAATGAGCTGGTTCGCTCCAACCATCAGGAATATAATTTTTAGAAAATTCTTGTATCTTCTGTATTTCTGATGGTTCTTCAATTACAACTGCAGAGTATAAAACATCACGATTTAAATATACTTCACTTAATGTTTTTCTAATTATATTACGAAGTTTATTCAGCATCAAAACTTTTCATTAAATTGTAAATCATCTGTCTATACTCATCTGTTTGAGTCATATCTATTCTCTTAAGATTTTGAATATTACCATTTCTCAAAATTTGTTTATTTTCTAAGAAGACTTTTAATAAACCTTTCGAATCTGTAAATTGATGTTCTATTTCAAAATTTGTACCAAATGATTCATTAAATTCTTTAATTTTTTCTTCAAACATTTTTAATTCTTTAAGATGTTTATTACTCATCAAATCAAGTCCAGATATTTTTGATTCATTTATTTTAGCATCAATTGAAAACATTACATATTTGTGATTAATTGATTTATTAGAAAACCTCTCATCTAGTATTTCAGATTTTGTAATATTTACAATTTCACTACCTTCAATAAAATACATAAGCCATTCAAACATAAAATCAGGTAATTTAACATTCCCTCCTCTATCTAAAACTCCATTTTTACAGTCAATACCTCTTTCTATGCCAACTTGTAAATCATCCTTTAACCTTTTATTGTACATCATCTCACCTGGAGTAACTCCCCTAAATTCAGGTTCATTATTCATTGGGTAAAATCTTCCATTTTTATCTTTAGGCAAATCTCTTACATCTGTAAATTGCTTATTAACATCATATAACATTCCTCCAACAACATCCTCATATTTTGCTCTTAAATCGTTCTCAGAAGGTTGTATTTTTTTTGTTTCTCCAAGAGTATTTCTAATTGATTTAATGCTTTCTATTGGTATACCAGTCCTATTTGAAGCATATTTATAATCAGCTTCTCTTAAATTTTTTTCTGATATAGAAATAAAATCATCTAAAAATTGTTTTTGAAAATCATCCAAAGGCCATTTAAGATGATTGAATTTTTTTGTTATAGGTTTACCTGCATATCTACCATCGCTCTCATTTAAAGAAATAGCCGAATCCATAAAAGAGATAGAACCCATAGGTCTTTTTAAAACTGGAATAGAAACTTTTGAATTCTTTTTTTTCTTTTTAATTCTTTTAGTTTCTTCAGTTATTAATTTTAAAATAATATCTAAAGTACTTTTTGTATTCATAATTAGTCACCTTCTGTTCCAAAACTTTTCAATGCATTAGTTTGCATTTTTTCCATTGCTTTATATGGCTCATTTAAAATTTGAATAGACCCATCTAAATTAACTGCAAATAATGGTTCTTCTCCATATTTTTCTTTAAAATCGTTAATATATCCATTCATCTTAAATATTTTATTTGATGTTGGATGAGTCCAAGCCTCAGAACCTAATATATCATCCTTAGATAAAATATGAGTTTTTCCTATCCCTTCAATTGAAGGCAAATAAGCATTACCTCTATTTTTAAAATCTACCTCTTTTCTAGTTTGTGGCAATTCATTAAATGGTCTAACCTGAAGAATATCAACCCCTTTAATAATAGGAGTTTTTTCTTGTTCAAATAATCTTTCAAGAGCTTCTCTGATATATTGTCTAAGTTTCATAACCTTTTTGTAATAAATAGCCTAAAAAAGCAAAAAAGCCTGGCATATACCAGGCTTTCTACTACCAATAATCCCATCTTGCAGAATTTCTGTGGTGATATCTGTATTCGTATTTATCGAATTCATCACCTCCGAACATCATATTCTTATAGACAGTTTGTTTAGAATTTCTTCTATCTGAACGATGGTATGGTTTTATGAAATCTTTTGGAGGATTTGCATCTCCCCATATTTGGACATCATAGAATTTTTTGCTAGATAATTCATCATGCTTTTCATTGATTTGGCTTTCTATTACAGAATCAAACTCTTTATAATGAGTCACCCAACGAGCTTTAATTTTTATAACGAAGAAGTATGTTTGAACCACACATCTGTAACGTGGCCAAAAACTATTGTAGTCTTTATCTCCATAAGTTATTTTACAGAAGTATTTTTTAACTTCTGGCTCTAAGCCCTCATAGACTCTTTCTGAAATATAACCGAATCCAGGACTTACATATTCGTATTTCCCTTTTCTGATTTTTTTCTTGAAAGATTTGTCTCTATTCCAGACTCTTTCTCCTACAAGTTGGATACATTTATAGAATACCCAAGCATCATCACGATTCTTGATGTCATCTCTTAAGTCCCATACTTTGTAGTAGCCATCTTTATATGGCTTTTCTAATTCTATCCAGTTTTGATTATCCTGGATTTTTTCAAGCTCCCATTTGTCTCTTTGGACTTTGAGCTTCTCTTTGTAAAGAGGATGTTTTGTGTTCATACGATTTTAGTTTACTTACCAAAATCGCCAAACTCCTCCTGCAGTGCTTTTTAAGTTATTTTTCATTTTTTTATTTTTGTTTTTTATCCGTAGCCTCGGCAGGAATCGAACCTGCATCTGAAGTTTAGGAAACTTTTATTCTATCCATTGAACTACGAAGCCAAATCATCTTGAATATCATTCCAGATTTGCTTATTAATTTTAAACTTTGGAGTACGTTCATATTTTTCATATGTACACATCCAACAATTACATGGCCTTGCTGTCGTTCTTAAAAAAGTGCAAGACTCCCCTTTTTCTATCTCCTTAATCCACTCTTCTCTTTTTTGTGGATGATAGCTATAAGTTCCTTGAGTCCAAACTTTAATTCTTTTCTTAAACTTTACTTTTTTTTTGTAACGTCTTAGGGCTCTTTTATAATTTTTCATATACTTCAGGTGTTATCCTCACCAGAATGCGTCGAAGTATTTCGATTTAGCATCTGGCTTAGCGCCTGCAGTATCTGAGTTTAATATTAAACATAGTTTTATTTTTTATAAATATACGAATTTTTAAGAGAACTTCTCAATCATTTTACGAGAAATCTCCTCCTTAAGTTGCAAATTTGTTTCATATTTATCAATTTCTACACCTAAATGCCTGGCAATCAAATGAATATTTTTTGTTCCATCCTCATTCATATTTGCCTTTCTAATCTTTTTATCATAATCTTCATCAAATAGATAAAGTACATGCTTTTCTCCTGCGGACTTAGACATTTTCTTTGTTGGGTCTATAAGTGACATAACCTTGTCTGCATCTCCAAATTCATATTTATAATATTTTCCATCAACTCTTTTAGATATGTCATTACAAAGGTCTATATGAGCAACTTGGTCTTTACCAACAATAATTACATCTGGGTCATTCATCATAATATCTGCAGCCATAAGTACAGGATATAACAATAGGCCCATATCAAATTTAACATCATCTTTTTTATCCTTGTATTGAGGCATCTTAACAAGAGTAGGTAAACTAAGTTTGCAACATAATTTAAAAAAAAGTTCAGTATATTCTGGAGTTTGTCTTTTAATGTTTTTACAGCCAAGTCTAATTAATTCTTGCTCTGTTACATCTGAATAATTATCAGTTGTTAGAGCATGATAATTTGCTATAAGAAATGTTACATCGTGACCCTGCGCTTGAAGCTCAAGTCCTCTCTTAATGCATCCCAAATAGTTTCCGATATGAAGTCGTCCTGTAGGTTGAATCCCAATAAGATATTTTTTTGTTTCCATGATAATGTTTTTAATTTTGTTTCATTTAAATTTTCTTCACAAAAACCGATAAGTGGTTTTGTTTTAATCCAAGAGTCTTTATCAGAAAGACCTTCAAGAGAAGAATCATCATCAATTAAAATAAAATTATCAAAATTATTTTCAGCAATAAATTTTTCAAATTCTTCTTTTCTACTTATATAACCATAAATAGGAACGATACCGTCAATTTGTTTTTTGATATTTCTATTTTTAAATATTTGATTTAACTCTTCATTTTTTTTTGTTCTTCTCCTATCAGAGATAAGCCATAATTCAAAATTTAAATCATCTGTAAGCTCATTAAAATTATCTACAGCTATAGAGTTGAATTTTGAATAACCATCGCTTTCTAATTCATCTCTACGCCAAGAAGGAGTTGTAATAAGAACTCCATCCAAGTCTAATATAATTACATTTTTCATTTGCACTAGCGGCAGGAATCGAACCTGCCCACGGAGATTTGGAGTTTCCATCGCCTACCCTTGGGACATTCGCTAGTATGTGATGATTCTCATTACTATTGAATCATCATTGAATTGCATCCTTCCTTTCGTAAGTGAGTAAGAGATTTAAAAATCTCAGCAATTCTATTGCACGCCTGGACAGATTCGAACTGCCATCAAAAGTTTTGGAGACTTCTATTCTACCATTGAACTACAGACGTATATTTTTGCAGCCACCACGGGAGTCGAACCCGTATGTATCCAGTTACTCTTTCAACTGTTTAGAAGACAGAGGAGTTATGCAGCCATAATAAAAAATAATTATGAATAACTGGAATTGCGATATTCCATTACGTTATTAGCGTTGTCGCAGTCTCACTACTATACAGCCATAATTATTTTTTGTGACCCTAGAGGAATTCGAATCCCCATTAAAAGCTTAGAAGGCTCTTGTCCTATCCAGTTGAACGATAAGGCCATTTATAGTTAGTCTAAGTAGTTTTATGATGCCAACTATTAAATGCATCCTCATAACGGATTACTACAATCCTTGAATTTGTGCTAAGTAGTGGAGTCGAACCACCAGATAATCAGTACGTACATAACTATCTTTCCAAATGCATGCTTATTTGACCTCAACATTGCGGAAGCAGTCGTATTCGAAACGAGCCCAACTAAATGGGTTCTTGTTTTCCAAACAAGCAAGAGCCACCTGCCCTATCTTCAACTTCCATGGCGGAAAACGGAGCAATCGAAGCCCAGTCAAATTAATGACCCTCTCGCTTAGCAGGCGGAGATAGAACCCTGTCTATTTCGTTTTCCATTTTTTATGCGGAACTAAAAAGATTCAAAAATCAATTTTTACCACATATTTATTATAAAACTTAATTTATGAAACCATTATATACTCAGCAACAATTTGACAGTGCTAAATCAAGAGATAAACTTCCTTGTGAATGTTATATTTGTAAAAATACTTTTTATAAAATAAAGTATGATATACAAAAACATTTAAACTCTAATAATATGCACAAAATAAAATACTGCTCTTCTAAATGCACTATTACTAAACAAACAGTTAACTGTATTCAATGTAATAAATCATTTTCTAAAGTTTTAAATCAAATCAAAAAAACAAAGAATAATTTTTGTTCAAAATCTTGTGCTGCAACTTACAACAATGCTCATAAGACCATTGGCACAAGACGTTCAAAACTTGAAATTTATCTTGAACAACAACTTACAACCTTATATCCAAATCTTCATGTTGACTTCAACAAAAAAGAAGCGATTAATTCTGAACTTGACATCTACATTCCATCTTTAAAACTTGCATTTGAGCTTAATGGCATCTATCATTATGAGCCAATTCATGGTCAAAATAAATTAAGTCAAACACAAAATAACGACCAACGTAAATTCCAGGCTTGTATTGAACAAGGTATATCACTATGTATAATTGATGTCTCTAAACAAAAATACTTTAAAGAAAGTACAAGTCAAGAGTTCTTAAGTATTATAACTGATATCATAAACAATATGTCAAAGAACATTTAATCAGAGGAGAGTGGAGGAACCGACCCCCTATCAGCTCATCACCGAAACCATAGTTTTCAAGACTATTTGCGCTCCATGCACGGCACTCTCCATTTTTATTCAAAAAAAAATCCTGATTCTTTTGGAACCAGGATTCAATATTGTAATTTAATTTATCTCTTATAACGTAAAAAAAATTATGACAATATATGGCCTGGTTCGGAGTTTCTTGAACTCGAACTTGAACTTCTCCAAGACCATCTATATGTTGTTAATACTTTCATTACTTTTAAATAGTGTAAAATTTTATTTTTTATATTTTCTACGCACAAATATATAAAAGGTTTCAATTAAATGCAAATATTTTTTTAATTTTATTTCTTTCTACTTGAGAATCAGTGTTTTATTTTTAATTACGACGTGAATTATACTTATACCATTCAACTCTTGTAACTTTTTGTATAAATTTAGGATTTGCTAAAAAAAACATTTTTATTTTTTGACATACTTCATATTTTTCTAACTGACAAAAATATTCAAGTGCCTCTTCTATAACAAAGCTAGGTATTAGTTTAGATTCTTTTTTCTTAATTTTATTTTCAGCCAAGTCAGCTAAACCATTGTAAACTTTTATAGATTTTTTTTCAACATTTATTTCTTCATTTATTTTCATAACTAATTAACATAATAATCCATTCCCTTTTCCTCCTCCTAAGATATTATTGTGTCGTGGAAGATTTCTTAAAACTTTTTTTGAAACTTCAACAGACTCACTCTCTTCTTCACTCCTATCGGGAGTTTCTTTTTTTAATACAAGAGCTAGGTGGTCCTTAATTATTGAAACTTGTTTTTCATTCAAAGTTTTAGCATCTGAAATCTCAAAATAACCTTGTAACCAATATATAAATGCCTCTGTTGTCATTGCTTTATTTTCTATTATAAATAACTTATTAAAACTTAAATTTGTCTTTTTAAAAATATATTTTTTTTATCCCGTTTTTTTCTTTTTATTGCATATTTACTGCTCTTAGAGGATTTCTTTCATACAAAAAATCACCTTGAATGTTATTACAATATGTAATTAACTTAAAATATTTTCTATCTTTTTTTCTTCTAAATAAATACATAGTAATACCATCTTTTTTTTGATGATTATACATATGTTCAAATGGAAAATCATCATTGATTTCATATATATCATCTTTAAAAAAAGAACTTAAAGCTTTTTCTTCTCCATATTCAATGCAAACTTCACTAAATACTTCATCTACTATTTTAGCAGATTTTAAAAAATTTGAAATTTCGATTTTTTCCATACTCAAATATAAGAAAAAGTCTTAAAAAAAACAAGAGCCGTGGTAATTTATCCACGACTCTTTAAGCAAACCAGGGTAGGCTTTGCCAGTAATAATTTGCTTATTGTTTTATACGCAATATAGAATAAAAGGTTACTCTTGCTCTGGGGACATAATAACATAATGCCTCAAAGCCTCATATACACTCTTACCTTCATCATACATAATCTTTATATCTTCCCACTTCATAGATTCTCTATTATATTCTTCATAATCTCCATCAATCATTCCCCAATTCATTAAATAAGAAAAAGTAATTTGAAAATCTCTCCACTCACAAGTGTCTTTACTTAAATCATCAGGATAATAACTATACTTATTCACAAGCTCTTTCAATTTTAATTGAAACTCTTCTTGAAAAATTGGATTTCCATTCTCGTCTATTTTATCTATTTTAGTTTTAAGTAAATCTATGTTTTTACAATCTACATGCATACCTGCTTCTCTTGACCAGAATATATCTAAATGTATAATTGATTTTACTTCAGGTTCTGGTAATACCTTAAAAAGTTCATACCATTTTTTCGTTGGTTTAATCTGAGAAACTTTTAAGCCACCGAATCCAACTCTACAGAATGGACAAGTAATTTCTGGGTGTAACAAGAATTTTTTACTGATTGGAATTTTTTTTTTCATGAAAAAGCTTTTTCTTTTCCTTGAAAGATAGTCTCAAAACTTCAAGCTCTTCTTTCTTTTTTTTATACTCATCTCTAAGTTTATCAATTTCTTGTTCAATCAGTGATGGCTTAATAGATAATTCATAATATTTTTTATTATAAATATGCTAATGTTTATAATATCTCAACTACTTTTCCAAAAATATTTTTGGTCCATCCATTGACATAGCCACTATTATTGGATATTTGGCACCCCTTCTTTGAATCGACTGCTGATACAAGATGAGTGTAATAATTACCCTTAACTTTACAATAAACAATATCTCCAACATCAACTTCTTCCCATGTTGCAGGAATAATTTTTACTGGTTGTTTTGATTTTATAAGAGGAAGCATAGAATTGCCTGGCTCCTTAGAAATAATAGTTTCTCCTAAGGCAAGTTTTTCTATTTTCCAATTTCTTCCCATTATTTTTTTTCATTTCTTTTTTTATACCACACACTTGCATAAGTACCTATAAATGCGCCTATTAATGCAGCAATTACAAAAGTTTTATCATCAACATATGTATTTACAGAAAATGCTCCACAAGCCATTATCGCCATAGACCAAACTGCTGCTGCAAAACTTTTTCTTTCTTCTACCTTAATAAAATAATAAGTCCAGCAAATATCGCCTATGCATACTGCTAAAATTACACTAAAAAATTTAATCCAATATTCCATAATTATATCCCTTGGCCCCCCTCTTCTTCAATTACTGTTATTATTCCCTTTTTATCTTTAGCTACACCTAAATATGTAGCTCCTCTATCAAAGTCCATAGTTTTATCATCTTTATCAATGTAAGGAGTATCTATAGCTCCACTATTAATAAGAGTAATTAGTCTCTTTGGTAATATTATATCTTTATCTTTATTTATTCTTTCAATATTCTCAAAATCAGAAAAACGTTCTCCAGACATTTCTGTATAAGAATAAATACCATATCTACCAAAGAAAATTTTATCTAATTCTGGAGCAGCCTCAAAACATTTTTTACCAGCTTCGATTATAAATAACTCAAAATCTTTCTCTTCTTTATTTTCAAAATAATTTGTAATATCATATGACCTTACATTTTCTAAAATAACTTTACCATGATGCACAAGAGTGTATGTATCATCATAGATAGATTTTTTATATGCTTCTTCTGCTGCTTTCTCTTTTTCTTCTATTTCAATCTTAGCTTTTTCATCGTTTGAGTACTTTCTTAAATTAGGATAAGAAGATAAAACAGATTTAGATGCCTTAACCTCTACTCCTTCTAAATCATAAAATTGACTTATATCCCAATTTGAATTATTAAGAAATTTTATTGTGTGGACTCCAAAATCTTTAAGATTTTTTATTTTTGTTTTAAGCAAATCTCTATTATCATAGTGAAGCAACTTATTCATGATAGAACTAGTAGGCTTATAAACTCCATCTTTAATATCCATTTTAATAAAATGGTCTAAGTCAATTTTTCCTATTTTTTCTGCTGCTCCTTCCCACGTATATTCTGGATGTTTTTTTTGAATATAAGCAGATGGAGTCAGGTGAAATTCATTTGTTGGCTTTTTAGGAAATCCAATAGGACCAACTAATTCCTCTAATTCATATTCTACCAATGGAATATCTGGATTATCTTTTAATAATTCAATCAAAGTCTCAAGGCCTTCAAAAGATTTATTATAATGTTTTTTTTTATCATATCCAATACACTGCTGTACTTCCATAGCCTTTAATCTATAACCATGATAATCCATATAAATTGCATGCTCAAAATAATCTTGTTTATAAAACTCACTTCTGTATACGCCACTCACAAAACCATAAAATGTATAATCTCCTAAAATAAATTTCTTTCCAGCATATTTATTCCAATCTATGGAGTCATAAATTTTTTCGATTTCTTGAGGAGTAAATACTTTCCCAAATTTTTTGGAAAAATTATTCATACTATAGTGAGGGTCAAATTTTCCGTCTATTTTTTCATTCCAATTGTATCTTTGTTCTGAAGGTTTTTCATGAAAATACATATGGTCATTTAACCAAAAAGCTGTTCCATTCCAATAAGATTCGTGAAATTTTTCTATTGTCATCATAATTCTAAATTTATTTTAGCCATAAATAATCATGGCTGATTTTTGTATCATAAGTTGCAAATTCTACAATTTCTTTTTTTGGCATAATCCAACCATCATTTCTCAATTGTTCTATTGCTGTTTTTATTTTAAATTCAAATTCCTCTCTACCGACATGATAATCTCTAATTGTAATCATTAGAATATACTTACCATCATCAATTTTTTTGAATACATTCTTAGACAAATGGCCATTAACTCTTCTTGCAGACGCTGTCAACTCTTCTCTCGCTTCTTTAGACCCATCAAATTCTACTCCTATGTGGCTCTCAAAATAGCAACCTGTAGGCATTGACTCTCCTTCTTTTTGAGGAGCTCCTGGATGCCAAGGTGCTGTTTCTACTTTTTCTCTAACTACTTTATACCCCAATCGTTTTAGAGAACCTGATATTCTTTGGAGCTCTTCATAAACACCTCTATTGTCTCCTACATATTTGGATGATGTCATAACATCATTTGATAAATCTCCTTCGCTATTTTCTAAATCTAATACGATAGCTTTAACATTCAATTTTGTGCATGCATTTTGAAAAAGCTTAATAAAATCTTCTAATGGCATTTCATTATCTCTTTCAACTGTTACATGTATTTCATATGGTAGTGGAAAGTTAGCACTCTCTTCTTTTGCTTGTAATCCTTGCCACATTTGAGATTTTTCAAACATCATTTCTTCAATGTCTTCATGCTCAAACCCAAGGTCATATGCAATTGATATTGCTGCTAGAACTGTATCTACTACTTCTTCTAATATATTATGCTTATCAACAAATCTATGTCTACAAGCATAAGCAGAATCAAAAGGAAGTGCTACTTTTGCAAGCTCTCCTCCCTCTTCAAATACTTTAGAAACTTTTTGAGATAAATTTTTCTTATCTCTCTTTGATAACTCCTGAATGTAATCTAATATTTTTTTATCCATAATGCAAATATAATAAAAAAACAGTTAAAGAACATTTACTGTCGAGCTTAATGGGTATTTCAAGGCTTCAGATTTTGTTCAGTACTATAAGCCTTTTTTCCTCTGTTTATTTTGAAAGTTTTTCGTAATCTTTATTTAAAGATTTAAAACTTGTATATAACTCTTTAGAAATGTTTTTACTCTTATAGTTTTCTTCAAGTCTTGCTTTAATATCGGAAATATAATTTTTGCCTCTACCTGAATCTTTTGCAGCAGCAGATAAAGATATCTTTCTTCTAATAGCAAGCTTTAAGATTTTAATACCATTTTCAAGGCTAACAACAGAACTACTTCTTCTTAATGTTTTAACAGCAGTTTTTGTGCTTCTTTTTGTAATAACTTTGCCAGTAGCTTTTTTTGCTACTTTCTTTTTGCTTTTTAAATTTGTTTTCATTTTTATCTTTTTTTAATTTAACAACCAAATATAATAAAACACAAACTAAAAACCAAATTTTTAAAAAATTTTCCCGCTATTCTTCTTTTTTTATTTTTGCAATAAGATATTTGGTCACTTCTTCCCATCCGTTAAAAGGTTCAGTACCGAACATAATATGTTCTCCGATAAAATTAGATGCGCCATATTTAGTTCTATCATCTACAAGATAATGTCCTATAGACCTATCTTTTCTAAAGGTAAGGTCCATTCTTTTATATCCCCATTCTCCAAAGTTTTTTTCAACCCAAATTCTTTTTTCAATAAAAGAGTGTGGATTACTCCAAGATGGAGCAGACAAAAATCTAATTTGAAAGTGTTTATCCAATTCTTCAATTGCCTCTTTTGCTCCAGGCATTAATTCTAATTCTGCATAGAAATTAGGTTGTCTATATAATTTTTTATCTGCAAATTCTTTAGCTGTTAATCCTAATTTTTCGCCCCATATTCCTGCTGTTTTTTCAAAATCTGCCACAACTCCATCCATATCTAAATATAGAGTAGGTTTTCCTTCTGCTAATTCAAGAGCATTTAATAATGTTTTAATTTGTTCTTCAGTAAGATGTTTTTTCATAGTGTTATTATTTTATTAAATGTTTTATTACTGTATGCCAATCTGGAAATTGTTCACTTCCAAATTTTATCAATGTCCCTTCAAAATCCAATTGATTAGCATGTATATCATCATCAATCAAATAATTACCTTTTCCGATAACAAGAGATTTATCACATGATAAAATTAAATTTTCAAGCACATGAAATCCAAGATAGCGTTTAATCCAATCTGCTTTTTCTGTATAACACATTAAATTATAAATAGAAGGCCTAGTAAGTATATATACTTCATAATGCTCTTCTAAAATTTTAAAGGCATCTATAGCGCCTGGCAATGGTTCAAGATTACTAAAAAACCCAAATTGAGATTGAGGATATTCTATTTCTGGATGGTCTTTTTTCCAAGCTAAATAAGAACCTTTAAAATCACATAATACACCATCCATATCCACAAACATCTTAGGTCTTTGTTTATAATTTAATCTTTTATAAACTTCTTTTCTTGTTTGTGTTTTGTCTCCTCCTAAATCTCTAATTAAATATCCCTTTGGATAATACGCTGTTGTATCAATTCCTAGTTTCAATCCAGCTTTAATTCCAGCCTCATCAAAACCAGTTTGTCCTCCTGAACGAATAGCTTTAATTTTTATCTTAAGTTCAGGATGATTTATTATATCGTATAATAAATCATAAGTAAAAGAATCACATTCTTCTTGAGTCATATGACCCTTCAAAGTATATATACCATTTCCAGCAATATTAAAAACTATAGAATGCTTTTTATTTAAAAAAGTAGAATTAATAAGCGGAACGATTTTATCTGCCTTATCTTTAGTATTGCCAGATGGATGAACAGGAATATATAGTTTATTATTTCCAACAGCTAATTCTTTAGTCAACTTCTCTCCTGCAGAATCAAATTTGATTGCGATAGCAAAAGTAACATCAGATTTAATTACATTTACTTCTGTTCTATCTTTATATGATGAAGATTTATCTTCGGATAAAATAAATTGCATATTAATTAATCTTTAAATAAAATTTCATTATTACTTTTCATTTCTTTGAAATCATTCTCCCAAATGCAAATTCCATTATCAGAAGATAATACTCTTTCAAATAATTTATCTGATATCATAACAGCCCTTAATAATCCTTCAGGCCTTGAATATTCTGCAGGAGTTTCTTCTGGCAAATCACTATTATATTCTTCAATATATGATTTATAATCTTCCTCACTAAAATGAATTGTATAACCATCTGGTCTTTTTCCCCAACCTGCCTCTGATTCAATCCAAGTTATTAATAATGCCTCTTTCATGTTTTTATATTTATACCACAAAGATACAAATATTTTATTATATAAAAAAATTACTTTTTTAATGGATTTTTTTTGCTTTTATTATTACTATTTATAAACAAAAATAAGAAAATATGATTACTAATTTTTTAAAAAATCTATGGAATAAATTATTCCCAAAAAAGCAAGAAATTGCTAAAACAACTAATGATTGGACTCCTTCTAAGGAGCTACAGGCTTATATAAAATCGTCAATAAACGATAGCCCAGTTAACACTCCTGCTCCTATTGAAATCATCAAAGAAGCAGAAATAGAACCAGTTATTATTGAGCCTCAAATTCAAACTATTGAAATTTCTAATACTACATCTGTTGCAGAAAATTTCGAAGAGCATGCAACATCAAAAAAAGCTCCTATTAAAAAAGCTACTACTAAAAAAGCAGCCACAAAAAAAACTCCATTGAAAAAAGCTCCTGCAAAAAAAGCTTCTATAAAAAAGGCTCCTGTGAAAAAAACTCCTGCAAAAAAAACAACAAATAAAACAATAAATAAAACAACAAAAAACAAAAAGTAAAATGGCAAACAACAATAAAGAAAAAACTTATTTTTTCGGATGGCAAAACATAAAGTGGCTAATACGTGAAATGGCCGCTATGTATAGTAACAGAAAAAGTTACTTTAGTAAAAAAAGATTTGAAAGCTCTATGGCTTTTTTATCAGCATTAGGAGTTATCCTTGCTCATGTAATTATACATATTCATACAATAAGCAACTCTGAAATACTTGCAGATGCAGCGCTTTTATTTGGTGTAGCTGGATATACAGTAGGTCAAATCCAAAAAGAGAAAAAAGAATTGCCTAACTCTGAAGATACAGGAGAAACTCAAGAATCCAACTCAATTAAACAAGATAATAAATCTACAAAAAAATTGATAACAGAAAACACAGATAAAACTGATTATTCAAAAGATGAAGATGCAGTGTAAAAAAAGCGACCTAAATTAGGTCGCTTTTTTATTTAATGTAGACATTTCTTCTATTGCTTGAAAATTATCATCTATTTTTTTACAAATAGCTTTAAAGTTTTTTATAATTTCATCAGAGAATCTAAACCATTCACCTTCAAGTTTATTTCCATCTTCTTCATGAGCTTGAAATGATGAATAACTATTATGGATAGCTGCTTCTATTTGAGAAGCTCTATTTGTTTTATAAAAATCAGTAACAAGCAATTTTTTTGCACTGCCAGTTTGCAATTCTTTTAAACGTTTTTGAGGATTTTTCTTGGTAAAGCCAACCTTACAAACATTTGAGCCTTCTACTTGTATTAAATAAACAAATTTCACAATTAAATATATAACTTATTTTTTTAATAAACAAATTATTGCATACCTGAATTATCAAAATAATATTTATATCCTTCTTCATTATTATCAATTTCTGACATAGGAATTTTATGAGCAATTGATTTTATATATGGTATTAACTCTACAATTATTTCATTGTCTTCGGATTCAGTTAATCTATTAATTTCCATATATCCTCTAAGTAATCCTCCATAAATAATATAACACCTTTTCCCAGGTATTGTTTTGGGGACTGAACCTACTATAATATCAAGAGTTTGAGAATTAGCTTTTAATTTTATAAAATAAGCTATATATTCAGACCAACTTCTATCTTTAGGTAAAGATATAATTATATCTCTATCTTGTAAATCTGTTATTTTTTTAAGGATATCCATATACAATAAATAATATTCAAAAAAACAAAACCCCGCTTTACAGCAGGGTTTCATAAGAATAATATTATTTTATTATAATTCTACACTATTTTTAATTGTATTAGTAAGAATGTTAATATCTTGCTCTGCAAGTTTCATAAGGTCAAAAATCTTTTCAGAAAATCCAACTAAAAAAATCACCTTATTTCCAACAAATTGAATTGTTGGATTACCTGCTAAATCAAAATTATATAAAAATGGATTTGCCCCTGTTTTCTTTTTATAATCATTAAAGCAATATTGACTTGAATTCATTTGACCCCAAGCTTCTCCATCTGATAATATAATCAAACGGTCATATTTATTTTTTTCTTTATCCATTAATTCAAAAAACTTACTATATTTTGTTCCTCCAAGGTCAATTCCATTAAACTTTTCACTGATAGTAAAAATACTATCTTTTAAATTAAAGTTTACATAATTAGCAGTATCTCCAAATACAATTACATCAGCATTATTTGATTTTGCTAATACAGCAGCAAATAAACCTCCAATTTTAGTTGGTTGACCACGCATAGAACCTGAACGGTCATATATTACACAAGTTTTTCCTGGTAATGCTGGAACATTAGAACAAGATATTTCAATAGCATCTTCTAATGCTGAGATAACTTGTCTCGAATTGCTTCCTCCTACTTTTTGCAATTCCTCAATTGCAGTTACAAATTGAAAAGGTAATATTAAAGACTTGGAAATTAAATTTTTATCTCTAAGCAAATTACATGCAGCATCTATAGACTCAGGAGATTGAATCATTATATTTCTCAAATTTCTTACAAGAGCTAAATAACCAATCTTCTTAGTTTCAATAAGTTCTTTCCAAACTTGAGCCTTTTTTTCATTTTTATCATTACCTGAATTAGACTGTCCTGCCTCAGAAAGTTTTGCCTCCCATGTATCTGTATTTTTTAAAGTACCATTAATAAGTTCAGCAAGAGCTTTCTTGTTTTTATTTGTTGCTTTAGGATGTACTAAATTAACAATATCAACAAGAGAAACTTCATTTCCTTCTCCTTTATATTTTGCCAATTGATATCCATCAAATTTATCAAATGCCTTCGAAAATCCTTTTTTCAGAGAATTTGGTAAAGCCTTATTTTTATTTTTAATAAAATAATAAGATATAATTTCACTCATATCATCTGGTCTATTAATAATATCTTCAAAGAATTTTTTACTCCATTCTTTACCTGACAAGTATTTCGCAACTTCAACTGCAAGTACATGAGTAATAGAACGCATACCAAATGTAGTTCTTGCATATATAGCAGCTTTTGCTGCAAATTTTGGGTCTACTTTTGTTAGTAATTCAGGAATCCTTTTTAAGGTATCTGTAGACTTTTTATAAAATTGGTCTTGTACAAATGAAGTTAAAAGAATTGACACTAATTCTACTTCTGCTGTTTTTTCATATGCTTGACCACCTGCATAATTAACAGCTTCAACTCTCTGTGGAGTTATCTTTTTTGTGTTAAATTTTCCCATTTTCTTTTTTTTAAGGGTTAAACATTTTATGCAAAAAAAAAGGACATCATCTTACGACAATATCCCATTCAAACACACTAAAATAAGTTGTATAATTTTATAGCCTGAAATATTCAGGCACTTCCTTATCTTAGTATTTATTTTTATAGGGATATTGTAAAAAGAGTATTTTGATAAATCTTGGTAATCGAAGTAACTCTTTTAGTCGCCACTATTTTTTTACTTTTATAAATAACTAATATTATATATATTTAAAATTTAATAAAACACTTCTCTTAAATCAAATATTTTTATGTTTTTTTTGTAACTTATTGATTTTCAATGCTAAAATTACTTATTAACTTATATTTTTTTTTCTTTTTACGCAAAAAAACATTTATATTTATAAATAAACAGGTTGATATGGAAAACAATAAAGAAGAAACAAAAGACAAAGCAATCAATGAAGAAATAAAAGATACAGAAATCTTTTCATTTAGTTGTCTCGTTAATATTATTTTAGATTATTATAGTGAAACTTCTTCTGAAGAAGATTCGTCTGAAGCTTGGAAAAAAGGAACAGAACACGAAGAAAAAGGTGGAGTATCAGTTCCTAATGATGTAGATGATTTAGTAAAGAAAGCATTTAAATCTCAATTAAAAAAATTTATAAATAAAAATGTTTAGTGATAACAATTTAATATTATTTTTACTTTGTATTATACCAGTAGTATTTTATTCACTTTTTATTTTTGCTAATTCTCCTTCTTTTTCAATAAGATTAAAGGCTTCTTTCACTTATTTGTATACAGGTTTATTATCAGTTACTTTGTTACAATTTATTCATTTTATATTTCCTCATTTACATGATGTATTTTTACAAATTAATGTAGAAAAATTTACAATACAAAATGAGAATTTTAATTTTGTACAACCTACACTTGGCTCAATCATTCTATTTGCATTTATTCAAGTAGCATTATTTGAAGAACTATCAAAATGGGTAGCTTTTAAATGCGTAAGCTATATGCGTGGCAGAAGAAGAAAAAACTTAGACCATCCTTATGCTATAATGTTTTATTCCTCATTAGTAGCAGCAGCTTTTTCTATAGTTGAAAATATTCAATATGCTCAACGAGCTATGTCTGGTGAATTTGGAATTGTAGAACCTTCAGATATTTTAACCATAAGAGCTGTTACATCAGTAATTGTTCATATGGCCTGTGGTTTATTTATGGGTTATTATATGGGTCTGTCCAAAGGTTGCAACAAGCCAAAGGTAATTTTATATAATACAATAGGTATTATATTAGCAACTTTTACGCATGGAATCTATGATTTTAATTTAATGAGAACAAATACTGCAAGTGATTTTTTTCATTGCTTCGGAACTGAAATACACATTCCAAGTTTAGTGATAATAAGTTTCAGCTTATTATCTTGCTATTTAATGTCTTGCTACTTAAAAACTAAAGAGACTACTAATCTTCAGTAACAACTGTACCATTTTTAATATAATAACTCATTTCATCAAAGATACAAGTTAATATATCCATCAATGTAAATTTTACTTTTAGCTTTAAATTTACATCATTATGTTTAAGCTCAATATTATCATCTATAATCAAAGATAAACTTCCAAGCTTATCAGAACCTATCTCACCTTCTAAAGCTTCTATAAACTCAATTTCTGGAAGAATATAGACAAATTCTTCATCTGATAAAAACTCATCTGATTCTATAACCATTTTTTTATACAATCTTACTGCTTTATATTTTTTATCTAATTTAGTTGCAGTCGCAAATGCTCTAACAACTTCATATTCTTCTGAAAAATATCCCTTAATAAATTCTCTAAGGCCATAAAGTCCATGAACAAGTTCTTCAATTTTTACATCTTCATCAATTGTAACATAGAAACCCAGAAGTTGCATTAAATATTCATTTATATTTTCTACTCCTTCTGTTGTTACTAATCCATCTTCTATGTAAAAATTACCATTCTTTTTTATGCTTAATAAATTCTTCATTATTTTACAGTTACAGCATTTAATTTTTCATCAAACTTCAGTTTTAATACAGTTCCTGGCTTAACTTTTTTACCTAATAAAAATTTAGCAATTGGAGTTTCTACATATGATGTAATTGCTCTCTTAAGAGGTCTTGCTCCATAGTCTCTATCATATCCATTATCCATAAGAAATTTCTTAACAGACATATCAATATTTACTTTGTAACCTTTATTCTCAATTCTACTAATCATATGACCCAATTCAATATCAACAATTTTTAAAATATTTTCTTCTGAAAGAGGCTGAAAAACTATCTTTTCATCAATTCTATTTAATAACTCAGGTCTAAATTCTTTTTTAAGTTCAGACATGACTTTTTCTGTAACTGAATCATCAATAGAATTGCCTACTGCAAAACCAAGTTTTTTATCGGTTAATATTTTTTCTGTTCCAATGTTAGAAGTCATGATGATAATTGTATTCTTAAAATTTATTTCTTTACCATGAGAATCAGAAAGTTTACCCTCATCAAGAACTTGTAATAAAATATTAAAAATATCCTTATGAGCTTTTTCAATTTCATCAAATAAAACAATTGAATATGGTTTGTTTTTTACTTTTTCTGTTAGTAAACCCTTTTCTTCATGGCCAACATATCCAGGAGGAGCACCTATTAATTTAGATACATTAAATTTCTCCATATATTCAGACATATCAAATCGTATAAATGATTCATCAGTATCAAACAAATACCTTGATAATATCTTTGCTAAGTGAGTATTGTGAGACAATATACCATTTGTATAATATCTCCTATTAGAATTTTCATCCAATTCAAGGTCATACATTTCTTCGAAAAACCCAGTAGCAACTATTGATTTTATTTCGTCAATCTCAAGTTCTCCATTCCCGCTATCTACATATATTAAATCACCCACTGACAAGTTTGCAACAAAAATTTCATCCATTAAATAGTCGAAAACTATATGGTTATCTGCGCACCTTATTTCTTTTCCAGATTTAGTTTTTAGTTCATACACTTCATATGGTATGGTTGTATGTAAATTAACAATATCAATAAACCCTTCGTCAGTCAACACTTCATAATCTAATACTTTTTTTGTTTCTACTATTTTTTTATATCCATCAAACTCTTTTTTGTCTAATATAAAAAACTGTGGTCCATTTTCTCTTTTTCCTTCTATCATAATTTTTAAGTTAAATATTAAAATACTCAATTATTTTTTTATCATATTACTTTTAATGCTTTTATGAATATTATATTTAATACTCTCGCCATATTCTAAAATTTTTTTAATAATATAACTATTTAACTCACCATTTAAAGTTGCCATTACTTCTTCATCAATAATATCTTCACTTTCACATATTCTTAAAGTTAAATGAAATATTTCATGTGATAACGTACTTATATCTATAATATAATTGTCTCTTTTTATAAATAGAATAATTTTATTTGTATTATAAAAACAAATTACACATCCATTTATTTTTTCTATTTTAGATTTTACAATACTGTGTTTTTCATATAATTTTGTTACACTTTTAAAGTCTGACGAAATTAATACATGTATTAATTTCGTCACATTTTTAATTTTTATAATAAACTCTAAATCTTTCACCATGCCTATTATATATTATATATGAACAATGCAGAATACTCTTTTTTTGAATTAAATTCTTTAATCTGTTTCATATACATACCATATGATAAATTTTTTTGCATATTGTTATCTAAAACAACTTTATAAGTTTCACCAATAATTCCCATTATTTTTTGCGTTTTTAGAGAATTTAATTCTTTTTTTTCTTCTTCATTAAACTCTCTAAAATATTCACTATCTCTAATTATACTTAAGATTTCACTTGAAACAAAGATAGTGTTTATTTTTTTACCACTTCTATACATATGAACATTTGATAGTTGTGAAACACTTTTAATAAAAGTTGCGTTCCATTCCTTTTGGTTTCCATGAAAATTTGATTTATTTTTAAAACCATTATAATCCCATGATGCAGTACAAGGCAAAACAAACTCCTTAATATCTTCCCCCAATTCTGCAACTTCATCCTCAGCTAATATGTCATTATCATATTTTTTAAATATCTTTGTATATACTTTGTTTTTTTTAATATCATAATTTAGAGTTGATATTGTTTTCATTGTTTTCATTGTTTTCATTGTTTTTAAATTATTAATAAACAAATATACATTTTTATTTAATTATTTCCAAAAATTTTAGGCATTTATCTACAACTTCTTGTTTATTGTTTTTATATTCATTTTCACTCACATGTAAAACTTCATATCCACAACTTTTTATAGATATATCTCGCCTTTCTTCTCTTTTTTTATTTTCTGGATTCAATCTGTGATAATAAGTACCATCAAATTCGATTATTTTTTTATCTTCTAACACGAAAAAATCTGGTAATACAACTTTATCATCCAGACTCAATCTATATTCATTGTTTTTATCCTCAATCTCTTTTTCTTTTATCTCTTGGTTTAATGTAGCAAAAAACACCTGCCTCTTAAGTTTATAGCACAAAGGCATCTCTTTGTAAATCTCCCAAAATAATTTCTGTGATATTTTTGAGTAATTATTTCTCTTGTAATTTTTTAGCCACTTTTCCTGTCTATCTCTCCATCTTTTTTCTCCATCTTCTTTTCCATGATTTTCAATACACTTTTCTAAAGAAAATGTAGACTGTCTTTCTCTTAATTTTTCTTTTGCATCTTCTTCTGAGTGACCGTTGTTTATCCAATACCCAATTTGTGTTTGTGTCACAGCTGAATATGCGCCAGGATTTTCTTCTCTTTTTTTTGTAAACTTAATTGAGTTACTTTTTTGTAACTCTCTCACCTTGTATTTTGACTCGACTTCTGAAAACCCTTTCTTTGTCCAAAATTCTTCTTGAGTAGGAGATAAACATATTTCATCAATTTCCAAATCAGAATATCCATATTTTTTAAGATTTTCTTTTGTTGGTATGAATGGATTTATTCTTTTTTTAGAATTTTCAGATTGTATTTTAAATATTTCTTTTTTTGCGTCTTCCTCAGAATATCCTTTTTTCATCCAACTTTCAATAGATAAGGTGTTTTTTTCTTTAATTTTCTTTGCTATATTTCCAATCATCTTAATAGCAACATCATTCGGCAAAAAAGATAAATATTTATCATTTTTTTTCATGTTATGCGTTTTACAGTCATTAGACGAACATCCAATTATTTTATAATAAAATTTATCAGATATATTATTTATATTAACTCTTTTTAAAATTAAATCGCTATTACACTCATTGCAAATAGGTTTATTTTTTGAATAAAATATTCCAGATATAAATCTAAATTCTTTTTCTGAACCATTTACAATTAACACATTCTTGTCCTTATTATGTATATTCCTTGTATTAGACTGCTTTATTGCTCTTTCTGATTTATCTTTCTGTATTATGTTATTTGATTCATCATTGCTCCAACCACGTTCAATCCAGAACTCTTTTTTTGTTACATTTTTATACTTAAAACTAAATCCTCTATGTAAATTTCTTGTTAGTCTTGTATATTGAATAACTTCATCTGTTATGGAAAAAAAACTATAGGCCTGTTTTATTTTATCTTCTATAATTTTACTATCAAATTTAAGAGAAGAATAATTTATTTTTAAATATTCAATAAACGAATCAACTGTTGGAAACAATATTACAAACTCTTTTCTTTTTCTTTCATGCACTATTAACATATTTTTTTAATTTTATTATAAATAGTAATTAAAAAATACTTAAACCAACAAATAGAAACTAAAAAGTGGGTTGAAGTGGGTTAGGAAAACGATTTATAATCTTTTTTTCAACTCATCTATACTAATAGACTCAATCACTCCAGTAGACTTTCGCCTTGTAACTATTTGACTATCAGAACAAAAACATTTACCTACACCAGTTGAACCCAAAAATAAAAATGAAGCAATAGGCTTATTAGGGTCTTGGACTCCTATTCTTGACCTTTGAATTGCATCCGTAATTTTAGTTATTGCTTCATCTTGACCTATAATTCTTTCTTTTAAATAAGAATCTAATTGAAGTAGTTTTTCATTTTCAGAATCTGTCAATTTATTAAGAGGAATTCCCGTTTGTTTAGAAATTATTTTTGCTACATCTTCAACAGTTACTTGAATTTTAATTTCTTTAGATTTCTTATGCCAGCTAATATTCTCTTCTTCAATTTTGATATTAATATCTCTAATTGAGTCTCTGAATTTTGCCGCAGATTCATAATTTTGTTGACGTGCTGCTTCTTTCTTTTTTAATTCAGCTTCTTTTAATTCTAATTCTAATTTTTTGATTTCTTCTGAAACAAATACATTTGATAATTTAACCCTTGAACCTACTTCATCCATTAAATCAATTGCTTTATCTGGAAAGTTTCTATAAGTAATATATCTATCTGCTAATTCAACACATTTTTCAAGTATTTCATCTGAAAATACTACGCCATGATATTCTTCATATTTATCACTAATTTGTTTTAATATACTTACGGTTTCTTCTTTGGTTGGTATATTAACATATACTTTTTGAAATCGTCTTTCAAGAGCGCTATCTGTCTCTATTACTTTCTTATATTCATCAACAGTAGTTGCTCCAATACATCTCATATCTCCTCTTGCAAGAGCAGGTTTAATAATATTTGCAGCATCCATAGAACCAGAAGCTCCACCAGCACCAATTACATTATGTAATTCATCAATAAAAAGAATAATATCTGGATTATTTTGAACTTCTTTAATAATCTCTTCCATTCTTTGTTCGAATTCTCCACGATATTTAGTTCCTGATACAACAGAAGTAATATTTAACTCAATAATTCTTTTATTGAATAACCATCTATCAATTTGCTTATTGTGTATTCTAATTGCTAAACCTTCAACTATAGCTGTTTTACCAACGCCTGGTTCTCCAATTAAAATAGGATTGTTTTTTTTCTTCTTATTTAAGATTTGAATAGTTTGGTCTATTTCATCTTCTCTGCCTATTACAGGGCTTAAAGTTCCCTTAGCTGCTAACACTGTTAAGTCCTTGCCAAAATTGTCCAAAAAAGGAGTGCTTGTCTTAGTCTTTTTGATTTTATCAATACTTGACCCTTCATCTTCTTCTGGGCCGAATGCTCTATTTTTGTCCATATTTTTATTTCTTTTTTTAAATATAATTGTTAAAACTTAAAAAACCAAAAAATTAATTAACTCTTTGGCTTAAGCTCTATAAAATAAATATTATTATTTTTTTTGTCTGCAGATATAGATAATACATCAAATTTATTAACAGAATAAGCAGCTCTAACCTTATCCCATATAGCATCGAATCCCTCTTTCTCTATTTCTCTGGAAGTAACTGATATTACTATCTTTTCCAGAGTTCTTTGTATAAACTCCATAATATAAATTATATATTATAAATAATAATATAATTCTTTTAAATATCAATGTTTATAAGTGTTTTAAAAAAAATAAATAAAAAAAATCCGAGAAAAAATCTCGGATTTATATTAACTGTTTATTTTTTTCTGAAATCTTTTTAGAATCTTTATCTTTAAATTAATCTCTGAAAAATTTTCTTGATTAATTCTTAATTCTATATTATCTGATTTTGCAGCGGATGAAGGATTATTTTCAATAAAAGACTGAATTATATTTCTTTTTTTATTTTCTAATAAATATATTTTCTTTTTAACGCATAAGCGTTTTATTAGTTTGTGTATTTTATTTTTATAAACCATATTTTACATTCAATCTTTTTAACTCAGCAAATAACTGCATTGTTATTTCAAAAGTATCCGAACTTGAAGCATCTAAATTAGATAAAAATAAAGTCCATTCAGCTATAAATTCACTATAAGAAGAAATGTTTTTATCTAAATTTTCAATGTATTCGAATACTGTTTTAGTTAAATAGTCGTCAAATATAATTTTTTTACCTTTTAATGCAAATTCTTTTTCAGAATAAAATTTTAAAGTTTCTGAAGAATCTAAAATTTCATAATATAATTTAACAAGTTTACCCATTCTGTTTTTTGTAGTCTCAATGGTTCTTGTATTTCTCTTTTCATCAAATACCATATGAACATGAGCATCTGAATCAAATTTTAAAAAACTTGCTCCTTCAAAGTCACCATCTTTAGTAAGTTGCCCAATTAAAATAACAACACCACCAGTTCTATCTTTCCATTCTGTTAAAACATCATAAATATGTCTCATAGCAGCTTCTCTTGTCATTCCTTCTTTTACGAAGTCAACAGCAATTCTTTGAATAGAATCTAAGATTAAAATTTTAACATCTCCACGCTCTTCAATCATTTTCATAAATAAATTAAAATGAGGAAAGTCTTTGCTATCAGCAATAAAAGCATTTTTATGAGTAATTTCTAAACGTAAAGTTTGTTTTTTTACCAAAGAACTTAACATCTCTCTTGAGTAAAAAGCTGAAACATGGTCTGAAATAAGAGATTGTATTTTTTTACAAAGAGTTGTTTTACCAGCCCCTGAAGTACCAGTTAAAAATATTAAATTAGCCCATTCAATACCACCTTGTGTAGAAAATAAGTTGTCTAATTTTTCATCTCCAGTTCTTACTGCTGCTACTGAGGATAATTCAACGTCTTGATAATTTTTCATTTTCTTTGTTTTTGTTTCTAAATTATTATACGTTTACAATTTAGAAAGGTTTCAAAAAAAATGAAAATTATGATAATAAGGAAATTATATTTTTTGCATCTTGATAAGATTTAGCCAAATATCTTCTCTGGCCTGTCTCTTTAGACATATGAGTTATCTTAAAAAGATTGCAAATTGTTAAAAAATCTAATACTTCCTTTTCTTTATATTGAATTCCTTCTTTAGTTAATTCACTTAATAGAGTTGGATAAGACATTAAATCATCACCAACTTGCAAAGTCCCCTTATTAAATAAAACTTCTAAAAAAGAAATATAACTTGAGTTTTTCTCAATTCCCTGAGCCTTTAGTTCTTCTAACGATGATTTTGGAATTTCAACTTTTATTTCTTTCACATCTTCTTTAACAGGTATAAACTCGCCTGAATTATCGGCTATATATTTCATTACTTCTTCTTTATTTGAAGTATCTACTACAACTTCTGATATAGGCTCAATTGCAGCTTCAACTTCTTTTGAAATATCCTCTTTGGCTTCTATCAAAACATCGCCTAAAGATTCTGCTGTGTTATTTGGCTCAGGCTCCTTTTTATTATCTACATTTTTCTTAAATTCTTTTTCTATAGAAAGATTGGTTGCAATTACAAGAGATACAGCTAATGGGTCAAAAACAAATATTAATAATAAAATAAAAAAATTAACAACAGAATCCATATCTTTACCTGTTAATTTAGCTATATATCTTAAAGGTCCTACTTCACTATTAATGTCATTATTTTTTAAATCAATAACTTCAAGGTCTAAACTTGAAATCTCTGAATATTTTCTTTGTATCTGAGCTGTTAGTGTATCTACTTCTACAGTAGTCATTGATATTTCTTTAGTTGATTGCTCTATTTGAGTTTCTACTCTTTTTGCCGCTGCAGTTTGTCTTCTATTATATAAACTATCTACTCTAGCTTCTTGTTTTGTTCTTAAATCTACAAGTGATTGAACTCTATTGCTTTTTAATTTTTTATTTTCTTCCAATCTTGTTATCTCTGAGTTTATAATAGTTTTTTTCTTATCAACTAATTCAACCTGAGAATCTACATTTTGAAGTTTATTAGATGTTACAGAATAAGCATTTGAAAGGAAGCCATAAATACCAAGGCTTGTAATAATCATTACAGTTATTACACCCAACGTTAAATAAGTTTTCATTTGCCATTTAAGGTCATTCCAATATCTATGTAAGAATGATGCTGTAACTAATTTAGCAAATTCTAAAGCAGATGCCATAATGATAACTTCTGTCTTAGCTCCACCAAATAATTTTGATAAACCTGTAACTGAAAAAAAAGCTGCTGCGCCAGCTAATGATAATGCAGATAAAGCTATTAGTAATGGAAATATATATTTTTTCATAAGTGAAAAATAATAATTTATTTGTAAAAAATCAAATTACTTTTCACCTGGTTCTAAATCACTATGATTATTATCTCCAATTCCATGAGCTTTTTTAAATTTTTTTATTAAGCCCTGTAAATAAGAAGTAGGTCTTCCTTGAGTTTTAGAGTTTGGTCTAAGGTCTTCTAAGTGTTTTTTCGTCCACTTATTAACTTCCCCATCATCATTTATATAATCATCATAATTGTAATACCAAGTGTCTTTATACCATAAGTATAAAGGATGTTGTTCTCCATAAGAATAAGCTACATACATTTCACCTAAATCTCCAAGGTCTTCACCATAAGTATGAGAACCAACAAAATTTTGTCTATTATTTACACTTTCTGCAGCTTCTTTATTTGTAATTCTTTCCTCATCCAAGATTTGTTCATCCATCATACCTTGAAATTCCTGTATAATAGATTCTGCTATCTCAAAAGATTCTTTAATTATTTTATTGATGTTGATATTCATGTAAATTTTATTATAAATATCCTAAAAAACAAAAAACCCTCTAAAATTAGAGGGTTTTTTAATTGTTTTATTTCAAATTAGAATGGTAAATCATCCATTGCTTCACTTGAAAAAGAATTGTTTGCAAATGCACCAGCTGGTGTATTTGCATAAGCCTCAGCTTGCTTAGAAGCTTCTGTTACAGCTTGTTTTTCTACTCCTGCTTCTCCGTTAGAAGATTTTCCTTTAGCAACAAGTAAAATTTTTGATGCTGCTATTTTTGTAAATTTTTGTTTTTTACCTTCTTTATCAGTATACTCTTCATATCTTAAAGAACCTTCTACATACCATCTGTCTCCAGATTTTACATAGTTACCAGCAAATTTAGCTTGTTCTCCCCAAAGCTCAATGTTATGCCACTCTGTTTGAGTTTGTTTAACACCATCTTTGTCTTTATAAGACCTGTTAGTAGCTAAAGAAAATTTAGCCACTTGCTGGCTACCATCTTTTACAAATTTCACTTCGGCATCTTTGCCTACTGAACCCATTAGGGTTACGTTGTTTACTCCATCCATGTTATATTTTATTTTAAATTAAGTTATACAAATATAGGTATATTACAGGGAAATATCAACTTTTTTTCACTATTTATTATAAAACTTATTAACATTTTTATTATGTCACAAGAATTAAAAAAAATAATTAGAGAAGCTTTCAATAATGCTTATAAAAACTATACTTCTAAAATTATATCAGAAGCTATTACAGGAAATGTAGAGCAGGCCCTTAAGAGTGTTATTGCAAATCCAGAAATAGCTAAAAGATATGCTTGGGTACCTCAAGGGTCATCAAATAAAGCTCTTAATCAAACAGAGTTTAATTCATTTGTAAATGAATTATATAAAATGCTTTCTAAAACAGATTTACCAAAGTTAAAACAAATTATGTTATCATTATATGGACCAGATAATACAGCCTTATATAATGTAGCAAAAAATCAAATAATATCAACACTTAAAACAGTTCCAAACGAAGAAGATATGGTAGATTCTTATCTTGATGGATGGAATAAGATATTTTTAGGTAATGTTGAAACTAAAACAAGTAAAGATAATAGACACTTAAACCCTGAAGCACAACCAGAATTTTATAAAAATTTTGACCAATTTGTAGCAGAATATGACCCAAGAAAAAACCCAAATTTCGGTTCTTATATTTCTCAAGTCTTACAAAACGCTATATTAGATTCTTATAAATTTGCTATTGAAGATTCTAATAAGAAAACTTCTCTCGATGCACCTTCAAGAACTACAGGCAAGCCTACAGATGTTGATTCTGGAGAAGATTTTGGTTCAGATGCATTACACGCAGGAAGCACTGAAGATACACTAAGAGATTTTGGAGGAGCATTTGATGATACTGAAAATTCTGCATCATCTTCTACAGATGATTTAGAAAATGTAGATTCAGAATTTGAATTAAGTTCAGATGATGAATCTGGAAACACATTAGGCTCAGATTTAGAGAATGATTTAGGAGATTCAGGAGATGGGTCTTCTAATGAAAAAACAGCCAAAGGAGTTGCAAGGTTAATGATTAAGAGATTATTTAAATCTTTAACAGAAGCTATCTCTGAATTTAGACAAGATGAAAATCCAACTCAAAATACAGAAAAAGCATTTTTAGCGATTGAAAAATTAATGACTGGCATGAGACCAAAAGAAGCAAGTGAAGCTTTAGGTTATAATGCTACAACAGCCCTAGCGGATTTAAAGAAAAACAAGAAATTTATCAAAATGATAGACCTTTATTTACGTGCTAATAAATTTGTAAATTCCAGAGGTAAAATAGATTCTTTCTTAAATATTGCACCAATATATATATCTGATGCAGCTAAGTTTTTACAAACTGGAGAATTTACAAATGTAGACTTAGACGCAAGAAATAATGGTGCATCATATGCTGACGAAACAGATTTATCTCCTGATAGTCCTAATAGCTTAAAAGATATGCTGAAAGCTGTTATAGCTCTCAAGAAAGCTTCTAAAAATTTATCTAATGATTCAGACCATCAAGTTATAAATTCTCTTTTACAAGGAATAAGCCCTGAAACTATCAATAAAAAAACTGGTGTTAATCCAGATGAGGTTTTAAATACATTAAAAGCTAATCCTGCTTTTGAAATGTTTAATAAGTTAACCGCTCAAGATGTTGCTGATGCTGCAAAATCAATTAAAGCAGGTAAAATTTCAAAAGCTACGCCAGCTAATACAGAAGAAGAATTACAAGAAAGTACTTTTTGGTTTTTGCAAAATGTCATTAAAGAAGAAGTAGAAATGAAAAAATTTATTTCAGAAAACATTACTACGATAATGGAAAATGTTTATAAAAAACTCGCTAAAAATCTATAACAAAAAAGCCCGAAATTAATCGGGCTTTTTTATTGTTCTCTCATTACAATAGTTTCAAAATTATCATTCTCCACTTTTAATAATTTACCATCATTATCAATTTTGTATATGTTTAAGTCTGCATCAAACAGAACTTTAGAATAATTCATATTCTTCTCTGAAAGAATAGAATCTTTTAGTATGTCTCTAACTCTTAATTGTAATCTATCTTTTTTTGGAGATAGATAGTTTTCAAACATTACTTTTACTTCGCTATAAAATTTTTCATTATTCATGTAACAAATTTAGCATTTTTTACTATAAAAACAAATTATATGTTTAAGAGTTTTTTCTTTTTTTGTTATAGATTCTTTGAATCCTGTTAATAATTTTTCTGGCAAATTATCTATATCAAACCAGCCATAATCCATTGCTTCTCCAGCGCTTTTTAAGTCTGGTATAAATTCCTCTGAAAATATACCTACATAAGTATAAAATGAACTATGATTATTATTATTAACATAAAGTGGTAAACGAGAAATATTATACTTACCAGTATATTTACTTTCTTCTGCAAACTCTCTTTTTGCAGTATCTTTTGGACCATTATCAACTCCTTCTTCAAATTTACCACCAAAACAAGCCCATGTACCTGGATTAGATTGGTGCATACCTCTTTGAACTAGAAGAATTTTTCCAGTTGTTCCACAAATAGGCAATATGCCAGCTGCTATTTTTTTTCCAGTTTCCATATTAATAAATATAAAATAATTACTATTTTTCACCAAATAAACTTACCATAAAATATAATTTATGTTTACTCCTTGAAACTGCTACATAATGTATATTTCTTGGCTCTATATTTATCTCATCTTCTGGGTCAAATGATATTTTTTCAAGTTGTTTTTTTGATAGATAAGGAAGTAGTCCAACTTCTTCCAATAAAGTAGGAGCTATAGAATTAACAACAATACAAGTGTCAAATTCTCTACCCTTACTTTTATGTATGGTAGTAATAAATTTATTAGAATTTTTATTTCTTTCAATGAAATGCATTATTTCATTTTCATCTGAAAAATAATCTTTAAGTTTTTTTAATTTATTTCTGAGAGTTTGATGTATCTCTCCTTTATTAAAGTTTTTTAAATCTGTAGGAGTAATAAAATTAAAATATCTCATAGGAACTTTTCGTGATAATAAAATCATTTCTAATTTTTTAATCACATCATTTGTTCTAACAAGAACAGCCACTTCTTCATTAGTATCAAGCATTTCCATAAGATGGTCAACACTTCTGATTACCTTATTATCTACATAACCTTCTTCTTGGCTATTTGCATGAGCTTTTAACGATGAATATTTATTAGAATTTTCGACTATAAGTTTATCACTCCTGAAATTTACAGACAAAGACATTTCTACTGTATCTGGTCTCCTTTCTTTAAGCATTTCCTCTAAAAGTTCGCAGTTAGCACCAGAATAACCATATATACTTTGATTTCTATCTCCAATCAAATAATAACATTTGGCATTTAATGATAATAAAATTTGCAATTGAATAGTACTTGTATCTTGATATTCATCAACAAATATATAATCATATTTTCCTCTAAACATTTTAAGCCACTTATCTTCTCTGAATAAATCTCTAACCTCAATAAGCATATCAGAAAAATCTCTTGAGCGAGTTTGTTTTAAAAATTTACTATATTCAATAAGATATTGTGGAACCATACATTTAATTCCTTCAGCTGCTTGTAATTTATAAGCTGCTATAGCAGAAGAAAAGTAATCACTGTCCTCATACAATGAACCTATAGTATTATAATAAAAATCTTTTTCTTCAGAAGTAGCGCTGTGAGAAGGTTTATATTCATCTTGAAACCATTGAATAAAATCATAAAAAGTTACTACTTTTTTAAATTTACCAGTTTTCATTAAAATGGCTTGACAAAAAGAATGTATAGTAGTAATTTTTATTTGGTCATTTCCAATTCTTTTTTGTAACTCTTCAGTTGCAGCTCTTGTAAAAGAGAAAAAAATAAGTCTTGATGGGTCTACTCCTCTTGCTAATAATTCTTTTAATCTTTGAGTACAGCTATATGTTTTACCAGCGCCAGCTGTAGCAGCTAATATTATAGAATTATCTCCATCATGCTTAATAAATGTATATTGTTCCTCTGTATATTTAGGCCCTTCAATTTCATCCAATAGACTTAACTGAGGAGAGTTTTCCGCTTTCCTTAAAACAAGTTTTCTTTTGGCCATAATTTAATTACTTTACAGTAGTAGCAGTTTTAGCTTTTTCAACAATTTTTTTAATTATTGTTTTAGTATCTGCAGGAAAATCAGACGCATTAACATACCAATCATAATATCCTGGGTCTCCAATCATTGACTCTGCAACTAATTTTCCTGCATATTTTAATTTTACAGCAGGATTAAACACAGGCCTTTGCTGTTCATTCATAACAATTAAACCTCCAATATCCAGATGTTTTTTATTCTTACAAAAAGCACTACTCAAAGATTCTGCCGTAGCTTCTATTTTAACATTCTCATTGTTTTGATTCACATGCTCAATACCATTGTATTTAGAAATCATACCGTTTAAAATATCAAAATACATTTCTGTAGTTTGTTCAGAACCTGGCTTTTTTTCTAATTGAGAATTACAATAGAATTTATATGCTGCATTTAAATCTCTTGGCTCCATTGAATGATAAATTGTTGCTAAATCTATAATATTTCTATTATGAGCTAAAAATTCAATACCAGCTCTATTAAACTCTTCAGATAAAATTCTTAAGTCAAACTTAGAGATATTAAATCCAACAAAATCACAACCTTCAAGAAATTTAGATACTGATTCAGCAATATCCTTAAATTTAGGTTTTGATTTTACCATTTCATCTGTAATACCATGAATGTTTGTTGCTTCTTGAGAAATAGGCATTTCTGGATTAATCAATCTTGTACCTGTTGTTTTTTCTCCTGTAACATTGTCTACTTTTGTAAAAGACATTTCAACTATTCTATCTTTTGATAAAGATAAGCCTGTAGTTTGAACCTTAATGAATACTAAAGGTTTTGTGTGCGCTAAATTTAAATTACCCATTTTTATTTTTTTAAATTGTTATAAATTCTTCTTTTATAATACTATCAATAATTTTTTTATCTTTTTCAGAAATTTCTTCTTCAATTTCTTCTAAAAATTTAACTTCATTTTTTTTTGTACAAAAGACAATCATACAATCATCTTTAACAATTAAAAATCTCATTGAATCTTTATTAGTGCAAAGATATAAAATTTTTTCATTTATAATAATTTTTTTTTCACCATTTTGAAAAAATTTTTCTTTCTCTAAAAGAAAATATTTATTTTTTATTATCATGAAAGCTTACAATTTAAAAACTCTCTTAATTTTGAACTTTTTTCATAAGCTCTTAACTTACGTATAGATTGCTCTTTAATTTGTCTAACCCTTTCATTTGTAAGGCCCAGTTTATCACCTATTTCCTTAAGAGTAAGTTCAGGGAATCCATTAAGTCCAAAAAAGTAATTTAAAATTTGAGTTTCTCTTTCAGTTAAACCATCTAAAACATTGTTAATTTCTGTTTTTAAAGATTCTCCATTCATTTTACCATCTACATCTTCTAATGTCTCTCCAGGAATAATATCTATCAATTCTCCCTCTGAATCTTCAGATAATTTTTGGTCAAATGAATAACATCTATTTGTATCTATATATGTTGATTTTATTTCTTCATCACTAAGCTCTGTAATTTCCTGTATTTCTTCGGGAGTAGGTTCTCTATCTAATTGATGAGTTAAATATTCAGTTGCTTTACTCACTTTTCCAATTACATTAATTTTATTAATTGGAAGTCTTACTAAACTACCTTTTTCATAAATGTATTGCATAATTGATTGTCTAATCCACCATACAGCATATGAAATAAATTTATATCCTTTTGTTTCATCGAATTTATCTACAGCCTTAATTAAACCAATATTTCCTTCATTTATTAAGTCTTCTACTTCTATGTTAAACCTCTGATATTCTTTTGCAATAGTTAATACGAATCTTAAGTTACATTCTATTAATTTTTGCATAGCTTTTCCGTCTCCAGCTTTAGCTAATTTTGCCAATTCTATTTGTTCTTTACCGTCAATTTGTTCAATTTTTCTTAAATCTTTAAAATAATTTTTTAAAGATATACTGTTGCCACTAATTGTTAATTCTGTCTTGCTTGCCATATTTATTTTTTTTAATCGTTCCAATTTAATTTTTCGACAAATGATTTTAATGCTTTTAATTGAGCTTCGCTCAACAAAAACATTTCCGCTTTGCCAAATTCATTATTATCATTTAATCCTGTAACAGATATAGAAAGAAATCTATTTTCTACACCTCTTTGTTTATTAGACCTTAAATCTATTTCAAGAATTCCTCCATCACTTGAAAGTCTGCAAAATGAACCATTTTCTTCAAAGCTAACGCCTGAAGGCATTTCAATTTGTTCCCCTGTAGGATTAGGATTATTGCTTGCGCTAATACCCTCATTCCCCATCATACCAGTATCTTGATTGAAGTTATACATGTCCTTGCCATTATTATCACCAAAATCATATTGTTTTTTGTTATTATTTTCTCCTGAATTCATATTTTTTAATTAAATGTTAGAGACAAATATAAACAAAACCAAGCAATATTCAAAAATTTAGGAGCCCTATTTTCATAAAATGACAATAAATGGTAATTTTCTCCCATTAGAGCCATTTTTGAATAGTCTCCTAGTACAAATGTTGTTTCCGATAAAAAGGTTGCTAAATTCAACGCATTTGAATACTGCGTCAGGTTGTTTTGTGTTTTCATTAAGTAAAAGCTAATAATTAATCAATTTATTTTTTTGTTCTTCTCTTTTGACCTTTTAAAAAAGGTCTTTATATTTTAAAATTTTTTGCATTTTTACAGCATCTAAAGCCATGCCATTGCCACCATCTAAAGTGATATTATAATTTTTTGAAATAGCTGTTTCTAATTCTTCGAAGCTCAATCTTGTTCCATTAAGAGAAAATCCTCTCTCTGAAAAAATAACTGAAAATGGATTTTCAGAATCCTTATCAAAATTAACTTTTGTAGGTTTTCTTTTAGGAGCTTCAGCTGGAATTTCAGAACCTGGAGTAGCAGAAGCCATAGGAGCTGCACCCATTTGTTCTGAAAGAATACTTTTGAAATCTTTCAATAAATTTATAATATTTTGACTTTCTGCCATATGTTATAAATATGGTAGAAAAAACAAAATAAGCCCATTTTAGGGCTTATTTTTAAAATTATTTTTCAGTTTTAGCTTTTAAAATTTTCTGGAAAGCTTCAATAAATTTTTGTTCTTTGGCTTTCTTTTCAGCTCTTAACTTTTCTTGTCTTAAAGGTTTTTCAGCTTGAGTTTTTTTCAATCTGTCACTTCTTTTTTTACCTCTTTTTTGAGCAGCCTGTCTTTCTGCTGCTGTACGTTTATCTTTTTTCATAATGTATTTATTTTACAAATAATAATACTTTTTTTATATAAAAACAAATATTAAATTAAAAAGGCCTACTAAATTTTAGTAGGCCTTTTTTTAACTTGAACATCCGAAACATTCAAATTGACTATTTTCAGGTTTTGGCGGCAATACCATTTCAGCAAAAGGTTTTTCAATTTCTACTGCTTTAATTTCAAAACTTTTAGACATATCTTGAGCTAAATGTTTTGCTCCCTGTGATTTAGATTTTGTTTTAAAGTAATAGCATCCAGTTTTAAGACCTTTTTTAAATGCATACATATGAGAAGATGAAACTTTTTGCAAAGTAGGCTCATTCATATAAATATTCATTGATTGTGACTGGTCTATAAAAGGAGCTCTATCTGCAGCCATATCAATTAAGTCTTTCTGCTTAACTTCCCAGATAGTTTTATATTTCAATAAAATTTTTTCAATTCTTTTAACTTTTTTCTCATATCCTTTAGCATCAGAATCAAGATAATTTAAAAACTTTACATTTTGAATAGAACCATCATTTGATATGATTTCTTGTTTTAATTCTTCAGACCATATACCAATTGCCTCTAAATCAGCAATCAAATATTTATTTGATATTGTAAATTCTCCTTGAGTTACGCTTCTCACCATTAAATTTGAAGTAGCTACTTCAAACATTTCATAAGAATTAAAAACTCTTGCTGAAGAAGCAGTAGGCATCTCTGCTGTTAATAAACTATTTGTAACACCATATTTAATAACACTTTCTCTTAAAGATTTCCAATCATGCATCCCGCTCAAATCTTCATCTTTTAAACCCCACATATTAAATTGAAATTCACCCTTTGAGAAAGGAGACCCTTCAAAATGCTCATATATTGGAAATTCTTTATTTTTAGCAAGTTCATTACTTTCTGTTAATGCTGCAAAATAAATTGTTTCAAATATTTCTTTGTTTAACTTTTTTGCTTCATCTGAGGTAAATTCATAATCCATTAAAAAGAATGCATCAGCAAGACCTTGAACTCCTATTCCAATAGCTCTCTGTGATAAGCCTCCTTTTTTTCCTTTTTCTGTAGAGTAATGATTAATATCTACAACTTTATTTAAAGCTTTCACTATTTTTCTAACTGCCTTAATAAGTAATTCAAAATCAAATTTGCCATCTTTTACATAATTTTTTAAAACTATAGAAGACAATGTACAAATAGCAGTAGTATCTGTTTCATTTGTATATTGAAATACTTCAATACATAAATTAGAACTCTTAATTGTACCAATGTTTTTATGATTTGATTTTTTATTAGCGTGGTCTTTAAAAGCTAAATAGGGAACTCCTGTTTCAACTTGAGATTCGTATATTTTTTTCCATAAATCTTGAGCTTTGATTTTTTTACCAAGACCCATTTCTACTGCTTTATTATATTCAGCCTCAAATTCTTCACCATATATTTCATAAAATGGTTTTAATCCAGCCTTAATAATATCATTAGGACAAAATAAATAATAATCTCCATCCTCTTCTACTGCTTTCATAAAATTATCTGGAATCCACAATGCAGAGAAAATATCTCTTGCTGCAAATTCATCCTTAGTTGTATTTTTTCTAACATCCATAAGGTCAAAAACATCTTTATGCCATGGCTCTAAATAAATGGCAGCAGCTCCAGGTCTTCTACCTTGTTGATTAAAGAATCTAAGAGATTCATTAATAATTTTTATATACTTTAATAAGCCACCTGCATATCCACCAGTCTTTGATATTCTTGATTCTTTACTTCTAATGTTACTCATGCATAATCCAATTCCAGCAGCATCTGCAGAATAAGAAGAAACATCATTAATCGTTCTAAGCAAGCCTTCTCTTGAATCTCCATCATTCATGTGAAGAACACAAGATGCTAATTGAGCATTTTTTGTTCCTGAATTAATCATGATAGGTGTAGCAGGAGATATTAAATGATTAGATAATAAATCATAATATTCAATAGCATCTTCAAAAGTATTTGTTACCCATAATGCAATTCTCATAAACATATGCTGCGGTCTTTCAAGCGTAACTCCCTTGTCATTTTTTAATAAATAAGTCCCTTCAAGGGCTTTCCATCCAAAATAATCAAATCTAAAATCTCTGTCAAATTTTAATTCTTCTTGAATTCTTTCAGCTCCATATTTATCAATGATTTCTATTAATTTATCATTTACAATTCCAATTTTATTAAGACCTTTCATTGTCTCTGCAAAATTTTCATTTGTACTTTTGTAAAAAGATGTAATTGCAACATTAGATGCAAACAAACTATAGTCTGAATGTGTACCTGTATATGATGCAGCAATTTCACAAACTAACTTATCAAGTTCTGCTGTTTTAATAGAACCTTCAGTTGGCATTGAAGTAATTACTTTAATGAAAATTTCATCTGAATTTATCTTTAATCCTTTAGCTGCTTTTTTAATTCTATTTTGAATTTTTTTAGGGTCAAACGATGTCCCTTTTCCGTCTCTTTTTTGTATTGTTAACATATATATATTTCTTTAAAAATCTTCATTAAAACTTACATTACCACTTAAATCTGCTTTTCTATATTCTACAGCTCTTCCTTCAAAGAAATTTTCTTTAGATTCTAGCGCAATTTGTTCCATGAATTTAAATGGTTGCTCTACATTAAATTCTTTTTTACAACCAAGTTTAACTAATAATTGGTCTACTACAAACTCAAGATATTGCTTCATTAAATTGGCATTCATACCAATCATTGATACAGGTATAGATTCTGTAATAAATTCTTTTTCTATTGCTAATGCAGATAATAAGATTTCTCTTATCTTTTTTTCACTAGGTTTATTTACAACATGTCTATTTAATAAATTAATTGCAAATTCACAGTGTAAATTTTCATCTTTAAAAATTAAAGAGTTTGCTTTACATAATCCAGGCATTAGACCTTTTGATTTAAGCCAAAATATAGCAGAAAATGAACCTGAAAAAAATATTCCTTCTACAGCTACAAATGCTATCAATCTTTCAGCAAAAGAATCTGACTCAATCCAATTTAATGCCCAATCTGCTTTCTTTTTAACAGCAGGTAAATAATCAAGAGCTTGAAAGCATTCGTTCTTTTCTTTTAAATCTTTTATGTAAGTATCAATCAATAGAGAATATGTTTCTGAATGCACATTTTCCATTGCTATTTGAAATCCATAAAAGCTTTTTGCTTCTGGATATTGAACTTCTCTTTGAAAATTTTCTGCTATGTTTTCATTTACAATACCATCACTTGCTGCAAAAAAAGCTAAAATATTTTTTATAAAAAATCTTTCTTTATCATTTAGACTTTCCCAATCATTTATATCTTTTGATAAGTCTATTTCTTCTGCACTCCAAAGTGTGGAAAAATGTGTTTTGTAAAATTGCCAAATATCTTGGTGTTCTATTGGATACATCACAAAGCGATGTGGATTTGGTTTTAAAATTGGTTCTTCTTTCATTATTGTTTTTTTGTCTTCTGTTATTTTGTTTTCTTCCATAATTAAATTTGTTTCGAGGTAAAGATAAATAAAATTAAAAAATTCTTTTTCCAAAAAACTTATTAACCTTTTATAATTAAATTGGAAATTGATTCATATCTTGTTCAAGATTAAATACACTTTCTTGCGTTTTTTCCTTTTTTTCGCTGGTTTTGACTGTTTTTTTAATACCCATACCTTCTGGAGTAATTGGCTTAATGTCAATAAATATTTTTGATGTATTGAATATTGCATCTAAAAATATATTTGCTTGTCCATTTCTATTTTTCAAAATACCAATTTTGGCAGCATCAGGATTTTCAGCTACTTCATCAGGGTCTCTACCTATAGATATAATAACATCAGCAGTTCTCGCATTACCAAGAGACTCAGCTATTGAACTAAGCGAAACTTTATCTGTATCCATTCCACTTCTACCTGTTTGAGCCGCATTCCAAATAGGTATCTTTAATTCATCAGCCATACCTCTTATTCCAACATATATACTATCTAACGCATGCCTTTTTTCACTATAATTATCAACAGGCTTTAATAAATCTCCATAATCAATAAAAATAATATCTGGCTTAAATCCTTCAGTAGTTTCCAGAGTTCTAATATGAGCCATTAATGTATTAATTGAGGCCTGACCACTTGGAAATTTTTTAATAATTAACTCTCCACCTGCTTCAACTATTTCATCTGCTTTTTCTTTAATAACATCTGGAAAATCCCAAACGTTTTTTAAATGTATTTGATTAATACAAGCATCAAATCTTTGACCTACAACTTCTTCTGATAATTCAAGGGTATAATATAAAACTTTTTTACCAGCCATAAAAGCATTACATGCAAATGCAACTAGAAACATTGACTTACCTCCACCTGCTTGAGCTAATACAACTCCCATTTCTCCCGCAGCAAGACCTCCTCCTATATATTGGTCAAGACTTGGTAATGCAGTAATCGGACTTCTAAAATTTTTATCTAAACGTTTCGCAATATCTTGCGCATAATTATGTCCTGTTTCTTTAGGCTCTCCTGCTTTTAAGGCATCTTCTAACATTTTCTTCATAGAATCATAATTATGCTTTTTCCATTCCATAACTAATTTATGAAGACAATTTTTTACAGACCTTTCTTTAAAATATCTATAAGAAGAATTCTGAATGTGTTCTGCATTGTCAATTTTTATCGCTTCTATTTTTTCAATCAATCCAAGTAAATGGTCTTTATTAAGGCCTTTTTCTTTTTCATTAATTAAATCTCTAAGAGTTGAAAATCTTGCTATTTCTTTATATTGATTAAAAAACTTAATTTGATAATCAAGTAAAATTTTTTGATATGCATCGAAATATTCTGGTTCTACAATATCAATTATTCTTTCAGGAAATCCATGTCTATCATTTGTGAATACATTTAAAAATCTATTCTGATAATCTACATCAAATTGCTCTGTAATATCTTCTTGTAAAAAAGACATTACACCTTCCATTTCCTTTTCTTTATTTTCACCTTTTACCTGAGTCATCTTTTTTCTTATTTAAATCATCCCAAATTTTTTTCTTATGTACTTCTGTTATTTTTTCTTCAAGTTTATTTGCCATATCTTTTAGAAAATAGTAAAAAGTTATTTCTTCTTTTTCTATAATTTCACTTGCATAATCTGGTAGTTCAATTTTTTGTTTTTGTATAATTTTACCATTATACTCAAGCTTAATAGAAAATTCATTTTTTTCAGTATTTAATTTTTTTAATTTTTCCCGAATATTATTTGACATATTAAAGTTTCATTTTTTGCGTATATTCTTTTTCTTTCAACATTACCATGTAAAATGTAGAAAAAAAATCTTGTGAATACTCTTCTCCTACATAATTCATTAAGCCCTCTTCTCTAAACAGACTAATAGCACTAGTTATTTCTCTTGAATCATCTAAAATACCATTTTTAACAATATTCACCTGCTTCACTGCTTCAGAACTTAAAAAAGGTTTTTTTAAATTCATTAATTTTGCATTTCTATACAAAACATCTTCAGCTTGAATAATCTTATCGTAAATTTTTCTTTTTCCTATTTTCTTGTCTTTTTTTGCCTCATATGCTTCTTCTCTCAATCTTGCATATGTATATTTCTCAGTTTTAATTGCTGGAAAATATTTCATTAAAGTATCTCTTGTAATCCCATTAACTCCTGCAATATCATCGCCCTTATCTCCTTCAAAACACTTCATTAACAATTCATTATCTAAAGTATGACCATATTTTTCTTCATATTCTTCTCTATTAAAAACCCATAAATTATCATTAGTTATAATAGATACTTTATCAGACATTAACTGAAGATAATCCTTATCTTTACTAAGAATAAATATTTTTTCATCATCATCTTCTGACTTAAGAACGTATTGAGCAATAATATCGTCTGCCTCAATATAATCAACCTCAACTTGTCTTATAAACATTTCTTCTAATATATTTTGCAAAGCTATTTTTTGCCTATATATTTCGAATCTTTCCATATCTTCTGGACTTCCTGTTCCTTCTGTGATAATAGCTCTATTCTCATTCTCAAAATTTTTACCACGGCTTATTTTATAAGGTTTATAAATATTATATCTTAATTTTCCTGCATTAAAACCGTCCCAAGCAATCACTATCCTATCTGGAAGTAATTTATTTATTACCTTTTTAAGACTAAATAAAAAGCCTATAATACCTCCGCACTTAGTGAATTTACTACTCATTAAATTTCCTTGACCTTTAATGTGTTTTTTTAAAAGCCACTGACCATCTATTAATAATGTTTTTTGTACTGACATATTTTATTGTTGCAAATATAGAATTAATTATTTCGAGTTGCAAAAAAAATTTAATATCGAAGATAAAAAAAGCTCCTTTTTAGGAGCTTCTTTATTAGTATATTAATATTTTTTATTGTAAATTTTCTTTATCATCTTTTAAATTCCAATATTCATCGTATTTAAGGTCCCAACCATCAGCATATTCTTTTTTATATGCATCAATTGATTCTTTATTGTCTAATATAAATCCATGGTCAGTACATAATATTTTACCTTTGCTAGTTGAAACATTGGTAATATGATTTTTAAATACTACTAAATCTGTTTTTAAAGCAAAAGAAAGTTCTTCTTTATTTTTTGTCGCAGTAACTTTAGAAGACCTACCCATAATACCACCAGTTCTAAATACTAGTGTAGCAACATAAATAATACCATCTCCACCATAAGGCTCTAAACTTGGAGGCCCACCTGGCATTTTTGGAGGTGCAGTATAAGCTTGATTTACAAATATAACAGTTGATGTAAATGCATAAGATTCATTTCTTGTAGCATTAATTCTTGGCCCAAGATAACGTGTAATTTCTTCTCTTAAAACTCTTGCAGTAACCATCATACCACCGCCACTTTCTCCATCTTCTTTTTTTCCTAATTCTTTTTCTGAAGGAGTACCTCCAATAGAATCCCAAATAAATAATACATCATATGGTAAATCACCACTTTCTTGTGCATCAAGAATTTCTTTCATGTATTTACAGCCTTCTTCAATTGTTGCAACTCCATTATGAACAATACATTCATCAAAGTTAATTCCCATTGTTTCTCCTCTTTCGAAGCTAAATTTATTTTCTGTAATTATAAACACAGGAAGTATTCCTTGTTTTTGAGCATTTGCAGCAGCTTCTAAGGCCATTGTACTCTTACCTGTATCAGATTTACCATAATTCATTATTACGTGTCCAGTAGGTATTCCTGGAAGCTTTGTCACCTCTTTAAAAGCAGGAGACATATTAATCCACTCTTGAGGCTTATATTTAACATCCTTAAAGTTAATTTTAGATTTATAATCTTGTAACTTACCGAATTTTTTACTCAATACTGGTTTTTCTTTTTCCGTTCCGTTGTTTTCATTTTGGTTTTCTAAAGAATTTTCTAAATTCTCATCTTCCTGATTTTTCTTTGTCGTTTTCTTAGCCATAGTTATAATTTAATTTGATGTTAAATAATAAACTATGAAGCAAAAAAATTAAATGGTTTTTTTATAAATGTTAATAATTTTATAGAACTATTTTAATAAAAAAAGGAGCTAATTTTTTTAGCTCCTTTTCTTGTGTTTATTTATTCCTCAGTATGTAGAGGAACAGTACCTTCTTGCCAATCAAGAGTTTTTTTAACTTTTCCATCTGGAAGTTTTTCTTCTTTTGTACGAAGATAATAAACTTCTGGATTTTCTTGTTGTTGACCAAAATTTAAATATGCTTTACATTTTTTACACTTAATAAGAGTATAATTATATGCCATTTTACCAGCTTTATTTTTTCCTACATGCGCAGTTAATGCTAAGTCATCATGTCCACACTTTCCACACTTATCAATGTCATTAAACGATAAGTTTTTAGATGTCATTACAACATCATGCAAATTTTCACCTTCAACTGAAAAGCTGTGAATTTCTTTACCAATTTTCTTTTTTACAAAGTACGTAATTTTTCCCATTTTATTTGATTTTAATTAATTTAATAATAAAATATAATAATTAATGTTACTATTATAAAGAAAAACAATAAAAATGTTAATAACTTTTAATGAGCAGATTTAAAATCATTTCCAATATTATGATTTATAGAAAAATACATATTATTATTATTAGATAATATCTCTTTTAATTTATCAATTAAAAAATGTTCTTCAGGATGTAAATCAAAAACAAGAGAGTCATGTACTTGAAATATAAAATGTGTTTTATAATTTTTTAAGAATTCTTTTATCTCAAATAATTTATCAACAACAATTTCAGAAGCATAACAAGATATATAATTATGATATGAAGCGTGTTCTTTTTCTGCTCTTACAATATAACCCCAAGGATTAATCATATAACCCATAATTTTAGATTGAGATTTTATCTTTGTAGAATGCTGTATTATAGGATTTAAAAACTGCTTTATATAATATAATTTCTCTTCAGGGTTATTAAAATACTTAGATATATTTGTAAGCATTGTTTCTTCTGAAGCACCATAAAGCAAAGAGTGATTGATTATTTTTGAATACGAGCGTTCTTCTTCTGAAATTTCTTTCCTATTAAATAATCTTACAGCAGTTTCATAATGTAAATCTTTATCCTCAAATTCTTTTATAAATGAATCATCTTCGCACAAATATAAAGAAATTTTTGTTTCAAATGAAACATAGTCCATTACTAATATTTTCCCGTCATCAAATCTTGATATTATATCTTCTCTTTCTTTATTGGATTTATTAAGCATTTGAGGATTATATTTTGATTCATCTGCAGCATTAATACGACCAGTGATAGTTCTTTTATTTGAATACTTGATTTTAGCTAACTTAAAATTTTTTCTATTTTTAAATTTAAGCTTATCATTTTGAAAATTATTTTTAAATGCAATTTCTCTTCCAGATAACCAACAAGTAATTTTATCTCTTTGGCACATTCTTAAATAAAAATTTTTTTCATTTTCATCCAATGAAATAGAATTCATTTTACTCATTAAAAAAGGAGCATATTTTGAAGTTTTGATATTAGGGATGATTTTTAAATAACTCTCTAATGTTTCAACTCCAAACTTAACCCATCTTAAACTATCTATAACAGCCAATTCTTTTAGGTTAAATATATTTACATATTCATTTATATTATTATAAGAAAATATAACAGAGTCAAAACTATTTAAAATTTCAGAAAGTCTATTTTTAAATTGCGAATCAATTGCAAATAAAGATTTTATGTTTACAATAAAATTTTTTCCATCATTATACACATACATAGCCCCTTCATCAAAATAGAAAAAAACTTTAGCTGTTTTATTAATATTGTTTTCAAAAAATTCTTCAACACTTTCAGAATTTAAAAAAGAATCATGAATTTTAAAATTAGTAGGTAGCCAACTTTTAATAGACTCATTAAAAAAAGAATCTATTTGTTTAAAAAATTCTTTTTCATTTTCACTTTTACTAAAACTCCAATATAAATTTTCACTTACCTTTTTATCTAAGATATTTTGTTTTTCAAATCTAAATTTCAAACTATTCCAACCTATCACTAAGGTAGGTCTATCAAAATACATTTCAGTAGGAAATTCTTTAGATATAAATACAGGATAACTACTCAAATATTCACGGAGTATTTGAAAGTCTGCTTCATTTTCAGCAATAAAATTGCATATCTCTATATTCTTACGGCTCATTTGTACCGCAAATATACAAAAAAATTTTATACTCCTAAAACAATTTGTGAATCAGTAACTCCAGGAAGCACATAACTACCAGTAGTATTCACTTTTGCAGTTCTATTGGTTTTATCATCTACAAATCTCAATAGCATTAATCTATTATCATTCCTCTTATATGACCAGTGAATCCAATTAGACGCAGGCTTTCTTGTTTCCCAAAGTATTTGGTCATATCCAACAGGGTTTTGCTTATACCATGTTAAAATAGCATTTAAAAATTCAAGATTAGCTTTTTGCCACTCTATACTACCTTTTGCTCCTATTACAATTTGACTATCAATTGCTTGACCTTTTTGATGTTGAGAAATTTTAGCTCCACCAGAAGGTACATAATTTCTTTGAGCAGAAGTAATATACCAATTTTTATATAAATTAGGATAATTCTGTTTTAAAAAAGTTGCAAAAGGCCCAAGTACATCAGTTATAAATTCATTTAAATTTTGAATAATAACTTCTTTAGTATAAACTTTATCTGTATCTCCAATAGGAATTGCATTATTACCATCTGAAGATTGTGTAAGACGAATAGAATTCTTTACAGCTTTTAAATCTGGAGGTAATATAACTCCAGATGTTGTCACCGCACCATTTGGTTTAATGTCAGAACCCCCCTTACTTACAGCAACAGGAGAAGCTGCACCTCCAGAACCTCCAACAACTTGGGAGCCACTTGAACCATCTTGTGCTCCAGCTCCTTGGTCTAATACTGCATTAGCAAAATCACCATCTTGAAATTGAGCTGGAGGTGCAGTAGTAAGTTCAGGTAAATCTTTTAATGTATCTAAAGTTATAGGTTGTATTCCTCCAAATTTTGCTTGACCATAATCCATTCTCATTCTAATACCTTCTGCGCTTGTTGACATATCATTTGGTTTTATAGAATGTTTTACTTTCATAATTTGATACAATCCATTAAACAATGGAATTGAATCTAAGAAGAAAAATTGCATAGGGAAAACTTGTGCATTACCTAACATGTCTATAGTAGACTTATAGCTTCTACCTTCCATTACTGGAAGCATAGAGCAATCTGTAGTAACTTTTTTATTTTGATTTTCATTATCAACTAATCTTTGTAAATTAACAATACTCTCTGCTGTAGCTTTACTTTCTTGAGTATCAACAGTCACATTTTTTACTATCTGATTAGATGGAGAACCAAATTTAACTAAAAAAGTTCCAGGAGGCGCATTGTCTTGTAAATTTTCAGCAAAAGATAATACTGCAGACCCATCATCATTAGAAAGCTTAGACCTTGATTCTGGAGTAGGAGCAAATTGTACATAAAAAAAGTTTTTCACTTTTGGTGGACTTACTACTTGTGGCGAAAAAATTTCTGCTGTTGAAAATGCTGAAGACTCTCCAGGCATTGGTATAAATATAAAATTATTTTTTGTACAAATTTGTTGAATAATATTTAAAACAGTTGTACTGCCATTTGGTTTATACAAAGGCTCTATATTAATAAGAGAGTTTTTTACATTAACTTCTTTTCTACCTGGAATAGAACCAAGAGGATAAGCATATAAAAAAGTATTATCAGAAGCACTATCTGCTACACTTTGAACTAAATTAAAATCAATATGTTTTGCAGAACCTTTATACCTATTTTCAAGTTCAGCCAATACTTCTCCTCTGCTAAATCCTTTTGTATCTTGATTATTTGCAGAATCAGAATCTTTTATCATAAGAACTTCCCATTGCTGATATAATACATGCATTTGTTTATATAGCAAATCTTTTTGTTCTCCAGATTTACCTAATACATCTGAAATAACTTGATTCCTTTTCTGTTCAACATTGTTAAGCTTTTCTTTAAGCTTAGAACACATTCTTTTTATATATCCTCTATGAATATTAGAACTTTCATCATTTGCGCCTCCTTTAGCAAAAGGACCAAAAACAAGTTCTGTTTTAGCAGGATGAAAAGCAACAGACAAAACAACTCCTTTTGTAGTTATCTTATCTGCAGCTAAATTATCTGGATTACCAAATAAAACTGCTTGTGTAGCGTTAAGTGGCCAACCAGCAAAGAAATAACCTTGTGTATCATCTGTATTAGTATTATTTTGAAAAAAAGCATTGCTTGGATTAACCAATCTTGAATAGCTAAGTAATGTTCTTGTAGGAATAACATCCTCATTCATTCTTTCTACTGGAGTAATAAAATCTGTAGAATTTTCTTTAAAAGGATTCTGTATATTTAAAAATCCAAGAAAATCTTTCTCATCTCTTTGTGAATCTGCTTCGCTTTTGATTTCTCCATCGCTTTCTGCAGACATAACTTCTTGAGTTTTACCTGCATCAGGACCATCGAACATTACAAAAACATGTTCATCATCTGAAACTGTGAATTGTGGATTAAAATATGATATTCCATTATTAATTATTTTTTTTGCTTGTAACTTATTTAAATCAATAAATCTTGAATTTGTAGTATCATTTGTTCCTCCATTGCCAGAAATTGGTCTGAAGATTTCAGATATGACTTTTCTAAGAGTAGTTTTTTGCAACCCTTCTACATCTTTATAAACCACAATAGAACTTGAACTTGTAGTAGCCCCATCCCAATTTGCAGGTTTTTCAATCATTACTTCATAATCTAATAAATCTGCACTTAAATCATCTCCTGGATTTGTCAAATATGAATCTATAGAATTTCCCTCAACTAAGACTCCTGTGCTATCAGCAACTCTTAAATTATCACAATCCTCTGTTAATAAATTATCCCAAAATACACAAAAATTCTTTAAAGCTTTAAAGTCAGAATCAGATAATTGACTTATCATAGAGTCTGTTATATTTTCAAGGTCAGCATCAGCAAGAGATATTACATCTTCTGCTTGCGTTGCTCTATCTGCATTAAGTTTATAAAATTTAGTAGCATAATCACCAGGATAATTTGGGTCTGGACTTCTCACTAAATAACCAACTATCCCGCCTCTTACTAAAATATTTTCAGCTATACTTTGATAAAATGGTTTATAAGGATTTTCCTTTAAGGCTTCAAGATTACAAATTCTTTTCTTAATTAAATTACTACCAGCTGCATCTGCAGCTGTTGTATCTTCTGCAAGCTCTGTTGCTATACCTTCACTAATCGAGTCAATAAAATCATTTACAAATTGCAATTCTCCTGTTTCTACTCCAACATCTTTTCCAAAATTTACAGCAGTTGCTGGTTTTTCTTCACTGTTTTCTCCTGATAAACATAAAGGAAAATTTCTGCCAATTAAATTAGGGTCATTTTTTCTTGTATTTTCATTATCAATATAACCTCTATAGCCAGCCTCTAATATTCTCCCCATTATATAACCTGCATCTTCAGCTAGTTGTCTGAAAACTTCACCAATTGTTATTTTTTCTAATTGAGTCTTACTTGAATCGTATGTTTTTCTCTTTATAGCATTTTCAATATTTTCTATATTTTTAGTTATAAGAGCTTGTCTTGCTGCAACCTTTGCATCAAAATCTGGAACACTTTCTCTTAATACACCTTTTGAAACAGTGTCAAATGTTATTCCAGGTTCAGGATTTAACGTTCCTATATTTGCACTTAATAATAAAAAAGCATTAATTCTATTTAAGCCATCAGCGCTATTACCATATGACTTCATTTTCTCGGCACTATCAATAGAAGAATTTCCAGCACCTTTAGGAGAATTTATTTTTATTCCGCTAAAATTGGGAACTGTCTGATTCCCAACTTGACCATTTATTAATTCATCAAAATTTATAACCTTACTAACACTAACTGCATCATAAACTCTAAGAGATTTTAATAAAGTCATTTGTTTTAAAATATTATCAAACTCTTTAGTAGTTTCTTTTGTTTTTACTTCAACTTGTTTACCAATTTTTATAAGGTCGAATATAGTTTGAACTTTAGCAAACTCAGCCTCAGCTAAACTTTTTTTCTTTAAAGATTTTACTGCTAATAAAAATAAAAATGGCAAATCAGATAAAAATCCCCATTGATTAGGGACAAATTCACACTTTATATCATAACTACCATCACTTGAATCATAAGATACAGATGATTTTTTCATATTTAGAACCCATGTAGCTGAATGGCCAAGAAATCCTTTAAATGTAAATAAAAATTTTGGCGGTGGCCAATTAAATAAAACTGAAAAATCATTTTCTTCGCCAGTTGTATCTGTTACATCTGAATTAGCAGTTCTTGTTTTTCCAAATACAGTATTACCATATAAATCTTTAAAAGTAATAGTAATAAGAGGTTGCAATGAAGTATTAACATCTATATCAATATTAGTAATACCAAAACTAATTCCTTTTCTAAAGAAATCAACAGAGAATATTTTTTTACCAGTAAAATCCCTTCTAACTCCTTCTACAATAGCCTCAAGCCTTACATCAAGTGTAAGGTCTCTCATATTAAAAGGTCCTGGTTGTTGCTCTAAAGCCATTATTTATCTTTATTATTAGTTATAAATGCATTCACTTCTGCCAATACATCATTTAAAGGAAAAGGTATTCTAATAATTGAATTATTAGGAATATCAAATTCTAAAGCCCATTCAGGATTCGCCCACATGATTAATCTCCACAGAGTTTCATCCTCATAAATTTGACCAGCTATATAATCAAGTCTCATTAGATTTCGATTATAAGTAATAAACTTATCAGTTTTTCTTTTTTTGATTTGCACTGGAGGCATATCTTTTAAAGAATCATTATTTTTTAATGGTTTATAAAAATTAAATGGCATAGTTAAATATATTTATTATGTTAAAAAAATTAAACAGAAATTTTATTTTCTATCTTGATAAAAGCCTCCGCTGTCAGAAGATAATACTGGACCTCCCTTTTGTCCACGATATGGACCAATAAATTTAAAATTAATAGTAACTACTGACCACATCGGCTGAACCCTACCTTCATCTAATGTCCAAGGAACATCATCATAATTATTGCTAACACTATCAACAACAATATCATTATTCCACCAATCTCCTAAGTGAATATGACAAATTGGAGGTCTTGTAAATGAAAAACCAGAACCTTCATCTGCTTCAGCAGGTCTTGTCATTTTAGCTAAAAATTCCATTTTTGTTAAAAAATCAACCTTATCACCTGAAAAAAAAGCAGGCTGAAAAGCTAAGCTTTTTATCATTTCATCAATTCTTTTTTTAGAATCTTCTGCTTTATAATCTAAAGCCCCTCTTTCTCTTGACGGAACCGAAGTCATAAAATCATTAATATTACCTACAGTAGAATTAGTTTCAGAATATACGGTTCCATGATTAGCTTCTACTAATAAATTCTCCTGCTTTTGTTGAATTGAATTTGATTGTTTTTGTAAACTTTCAATATCTTGTTGTAACACATTCGACTCTGGAGTTCCACCGCTCACAATATTATTATATTGCTTATATTCTTTTTTTGTATTGTTAATTTCTCTTTGTTTTGCTTCTGCTTCTTGATTTGATAATGCTCTACTTTTATTTTGAGCACTATCTTTAGAAGTGAAATGCTGTCTAGGATTTATTGTAACATCACTAACACTATCAGAATTGAAATTTCTACCAATAATTAAATTTTGCGTATAATCAGTTAAAACAATAAATGATATACTACCTTCTCTTGTAGAATTATTATATGTATAAACAGCTTCTGGTCTTCCAAGAAAATTTACACTATTCCAATTAGCTCCATAACTATCAGAATAATTTTGGATATATGGAGGAAAATAAAATGATTCTCCAGTTGAATAATTTTTCAAAGAAAACAATAAAGATTTTGCATTACCAGGTTTATAAGGATTAGCTAGGGTAAATCTCTGTCTTGCAAACTTTGGAGCTCCATCAACTGTTGTACCAATAACAAATTTCTTTGCATTTTGTACATCATAGTTTATAGTAAATTTCGCTGCATCAGAATTCTTTATTGTATTTATAATATGAGATACACCTTTAGTTCCTGCTTGAAATTCTATATCCATTAAAGGATTACCAGCAATAGTTTGTGCCATCATTGAAGCTGCTGTACCAACTTCTAAACCGCCTCCTTGCTGTGGCCTTAGAAGTAATTCAATTCCACCTCCCTTAATATAAGCACCTTCGTTTGCAACAAGCATACCTCTTGGGATAAGATTACTTTGAAGTTGTGAACCTATTGCATCATTTCCTCTTAAATATCCTATTGTTTTAGAAATTAAATCTTGAAATCCTTCGTCATTGTTATTTTTAAGAGTAGTCATTGACTCTAAATCTCCAGGAGTTAATTTATATAAATTATATAAATTTCTTGATAAGTTATAGTTTCTAATCGCATCTGTAATAGAACCAGCAAAAATATTATTTGCATATTCTACTCCTTTAGCATTTCCAAAAGCCAACATATCTCCTCCTTTAGGAGAAACAGTATTAACAGAAAAAAATCCACCTCCTATTTTAGCTTGTATAGGGCTCGTTCTCTGTTCAAGAGATGAATCATTAGAACCATATTTTGTTTGTAAATCAACTGAAACTGTTCTATTAAAAATCTTATGTTTTTCAAACATATTATTAACTTCATCGCTTACACTTTTTCCAAAATAACCAACAATATTAGCGGATGTAAGTCCCACTGCAGTACCTGGATTATATTCTGAATTTTGAATTTGATATAAATTTTTAGAAATAAGAGAATTTTTTGTATCATCTGCAGAAGACTTATCTAATGTCATAGAACTTACAAAAGTATCAATATTATATTTTGATGGTTTGTTCTTTGTCATTAAAATTTGCTTTAATACAATGCCTTGAGTTAAAACTCTTGATACACCTAAAAAAGTTGATGTGCCTATACCTTCTATATTAACACCAAGAGGGTCTACAGGAGGATTAGCTGATAAATTATTATCTCTAAAAGGTTTTGAAAAAGCTTCTAAGTCTTCGTTCTTTGAAACATTGGCTGATAAGTTATTTTTATAATAGTCTCCTGAATCAGTCAACAAGTCACCTCCTCCTGGCACATTCGCAGCAGTATTATTATGTAAAAACGTAGTCGAATCAGTCAATAAATCACCTCCTGCTGGCACATTCGCAGCAGTATTATTATGTAAAAACGTAGTCGAATCAGTCAACAAGTCACCTCCTGCTGGTACATTTACAGCAGTATTATTATGTAAAAACGTAGTCGAATCAGTCAATAAATCACCTCCTGCTGGCACATTCGCAGCAGTATTATTATGTAAAAACGTAGTCGAATCAGTCAACAAGTCACCTCCTGCTGGTACATTTACAGCAGTATTATTATGTAAAAAAGTCTCTGAATCAGTTAATAAGTCGCCTGTATCTGGTTTATTTGGAGATGTATTATTCTTTAAATAAGTCTCTGAATCAGTTAATAAGTCGCCTGTATCTGGTTTATTTGGAGATGTATTATTCTTTAAATAAGTCTCTGAATCAGTTAATAAGTCGCCTGTATCTGG